GCGCCAGATGGGCCGTTGTGGTCGTCTTTGCGCTGCCGCCTTTGAAATTAACGACCGATATCACTTGCAAATGGTCATCGCCGCGCCGGTGCGGAACATACTTACCCGGCGTTCGGCTGTTCTTGTCGAGAAACTGCCGCAAATCCAGAAGCTGTTGGGCCGTATAGGAGCGCCGGCCGGAAGGGGTTACGAGCGGTGAAGGCCCCTTCCCTTCCAAGGACAGGTTTTTCAGGTATCCCGCAGTAACACCAAGATATTGCGCGGCCTCGGCCAACTGGAACGGGCGCAGAGATTTCTGCGCGTCCGGTGGAAACATTTCCAGACGATGCTCATGCAGCATTTCCGAAAGCTCATTGGCCTGCTGGGTAATGAGCAAGTCAACTTCAGAAATTGCGTCAGTAATGCTTCCTGCAACATTCATCGGGATTTTCCATACATGCGATTTTTTTGCCATGTAGGCAACATAAACGCATGTAGCGCTGATTCCCTTCAAGCTGCAAGGATTATTGAGTTAATGAAAGGTTAATTGGCCTTGCCGACCAAGAGTTGCCATCTGACAACTCTTGTCTAAATCGCCATCCGAGGCAGTTTCAAAATACCGTAAATCCGGGCCGATGGTAGATGAACGACCGCGCGCTCACGGTAAAGGATTCTCGCTCAATTTCATTGAGATAGTAAACCGGGCTGGGCACAAGCGCCAGCCTCTGTCTTGAAACCGCTGAATCTTCATGGCGACATCAAGCAGTGGCGTTCTTGCGCCGATGAACCGGCGCCAAGCGGCTTCCGGCGTTTCACCAAAAGTCCCAGGTGCTTGATTGCGATAGATGATATCACTGTTTTGCCGATCCCAAGGATCGAGGGGAGGGAGGATGACAAAGCCGTCTATCGTCAATTCTTGTTCGCTCATGATTTTCTCTGCTCGGCGGTAGTGATGCTGGCAATTCGGTCGCGATATCGATTCATGGCAAAGGCGAAGCGCTGCATCTTTATTCGATCCTGCCAGCACTGACAGCCGCCGTTGGTGTGTTGTTTTTCTGGCGCGAGAATTAAGCAGTGGGCATTGCCGCAACTGCCAATAACGGAAAGCTGCTCGTTTAAATCCGCCGCGGCGTCATCGAGCATGGCAATGATATCGGTGTTCATTTATGCATCTCCCCGCAGTGCGGCGCGGGCGGTGCATTCATATCGCTTCGACTTTTTGTTATAGGCCACTGCTCCGTTATGCGTTTCTAGCCACTTTCTGATATCGATGGATGCTTGTGGCACAGATACGCCGAAAGCGTCACAAAGGTCCGCACGGTTGAAATAACCCTGCCTTGCCAATAAATCGCTGATGAAAAACAAGCGTCTTTCAGCGTCTGGCATTGTCAGCGCCTTTTCGGCAGCCGCGAGCTTGGCTTTGAGGGCTTCGTTTCTCTTCCAGAGCAAAGCATTCTGACGTGTGGCTGTTTCTGCAAGCGCCCGTTCCGCCGCCAATAGCTCCTCGGCCTGCGAGCGGGTGACGAGTTCGCGGAGCATCTTTTCGAGAGCGTGGACAGGGACTTCGAGATAGTCTTCCCATTCGTCCTCTTCGATCCCATCGCCTAGCACGGCTCGCGATCCTTCACGAATATCGTCAGCTCCGAAAGCTTCGAGCATTTCTCGCGGGGTGACCCATGCCGTCACCAGTCCCGTATCTGTAGCGGCAGGCGCGTTGCCGTCAGTATCTGGTTCGATCTTGTCATCAACGGTATTTGATGCGAGCGGGTTGGCGTTAACGGGCGCGGGGCGGGTGTTTATGGCGCCAACGATTTGCTTGGCAATTTCAGCCGAACTGCAATTGGCTATCCACTTGCCAATGCCATCTGCATATTCCCAAATTTCATCATCGTGACGGACGTGCCAGTTGATTTCACTCGCCATGACGGTCGCCTCCTGATGGGAGGGTGGCCGCTAACTCGCGACCGGCTGGCGTGATGCAATATCCCGCCCCGGCGAAGTCTCCATCATCGGTGATTAATCCTCGCCAATACTCCGCAAATCCTTTACGCGCCAAGGCACGAACTATGCGGCGAACTTCTGGAATTTCTTCCATATTGGCAAATTGGGCGATGCGTTTGAAGTTTGCACAAAACTCACCGTATGGTGCAGAGCACTCGTTCAACGCAACAAGGACGCGCTCATGGTGCGGCGGTAGCTTGCTCATTCTCCGCCCTCCGAAGCTGGTGCAGGGGGGAGAGTTGAGCGTTCCCATTGCTCATGAATGAGAGCGAATGAATTGGGCGATGGGCGACGATTTAGCCAGCCGCATAAATCCCATTCCTCGTTCCAGTCTGGTTCACGAAGCCACACATATACTTTCGCCACATCATCACGAAGCCCATTTCCATCGACCTTACCGGCGTCGGCATGATCCGGGGAGGATAGGGCGGCACGGAAGTTGACTAGAACGTCATGAAACGCGCCGTAGTGGGCGAGCACCCATTCATAGAGATCATCGCTTTGATCCTTGTCGCCAACCTCATAAGCCGCGCGCATCGTGCAATACTCGCGGGTTTTGCGCTCCAGCCACTCACCGAAGAATTTCAGATCGGTCATGCCGGAGTGAACGCGCCACTTGTCGAGCGGCAAGCTCCCCATCATTTCATCGATGGAATACATGCCCTTTGCTATAAGGCGGGCGTTTAGGTCGCCTTCCTCCGACGCCAGTTCACGCGCTGCGGATGGCTCAAGGGCACTGAGTGTCCGGCGAACCTCGCCAATTGCGGTTGCAACATCGGTCCACCGGCAAAGGCCATCTGGTGCATGAATATCTTCCAGCGGCTGGACAATCTCATCTATGTTCACAGTTGCTTGCACGGGGAAGTGAGAGGTGGCGGCGGTTGCGAATTGCTCATTGGTTTTTGGGGAGACATATGCGTGTGTACCGTCAAAAACCACATTGCTCTCGGTTACGACAAATTCTTGTCCGCGCTGATCTTTGATGACCATTCCGGGTTCGCATACGATGATTTTGATTCCGCAGTATTCAGCCATTCGCTTTTTCCTTTGCCGCGCGCAATTCGTCAGGATGACGGATCGTGCCATCCACAGCCCGGTAGGTGAGATTGCCCTGATCGTAGGCGAACGTGCCGTCGATCATCAGTTCTTGGCCTTCGCGCATGAAGCGATCAATATGCATGGGTTGGGCGGCGAGGAAGGAAACCAAGTGTCCGGCAATCTCGGTCGCCGGTTCGCCTGCGCCGAATCCAACAGCATCGGCAACCGCTGCGATTTTTTTAATGGCTTCCTCGGCGGTCGGCTGGCGCTTCAACATGACGACAGCGTTTGGATGATTTATTGCGGTTTTGAGGATTTCGTCTGCCGTCGCATCATCGGGAATAGTGACGACAGTAGGGGAGGCGGCAGCGATGCCAGCTTTCCAATAATGCCAGCCTGCATTGATTACCTCGTCCTGATAGCCGTCGCCGCACCGCGCAAGCGCCTCGACGCGGATTTCGATTTCGAGAAAGCCGCTCTCCTTCATGCGCTCTATGACGGCGCGTTCAAAGGCTTCGCGGCTGTTCTCCAGAATGTCATGGTTCATTTCGCTTTTCTCCAAGGTCGCAGCGGAGATCTGTTCCGGCCAATGCGTGTCGCCGCGCTGGCGCTTTGCTTCAACGGCAACGTCATAACTCTTGCGGGAATCGTCGGCTGGGTCGTACTCGGTCATCAATTCACCCATGCTTGCCGGACGAAGCGCGGGTTCCCGCCGCTGTCGATATCAAAGCGGAACGAAACACCGGGGAAAGATTGGCCGATGCAAATAGTCGGCTTGGGGTCGGATTTTAGGGCGTCCGCGAAGGATTCGCTTTCGATCAGCTCTCCAAAAGTGCCGTATGCGTCCCAGTCATTTTGAACATAGAAATTGTTTGCCAAAGCCGGAAAGAACGTATCGGTGCGGTACTTCCCGGCAGCATCCACCGAGACTGTGAAAGCACCATAATCCTCGTAAGGCCAGAATACGACAACATCGCCTTGAGCAAGCGGGACGTTGAACGTGAAATCGCCTTCGAGAATAAAGTTGTCATCTTCGTCGCGCGCCGAAAGAACGAAATTCCCTTCGTCGGTGCGCCGGATAAAGTCATCGGGGCTTCCCAAAGACCGTGGCGAAATTTCGTCCGCAAATTCTTCCGGTAGCCAGACGCGTTTATGTTCGGACTTGCTCATGCAGCCTCCGCTATCAGATCAATGTTCTTGGAAATCGCGCGGTAGGAGTAGGCCACAACCCACGGGTTGGCGGCCCAAGCACCGGGACCGTTGATGTGGTCCCAAAGCGTATGGAAACTATCGGTTGCGTTGGTGCAGCATTGCGTGTGCGGCATCAGGTAATCGCGCCATCCGTCACTATCCCTTTCGACGCCTTCCGCAATGGCATCTTCCTCGCTGATATCCTGTAGCCGCTGGATCTTCACGCCGGTCACGATAAGCGTGAGGCGCGACGCCCAACGCGGCATGTGGATCGAAGGGCGCCAGCGAGATATTTCGCCGTCGACTGTTCCGTTATCTGCTCGGTAAAAGCCCCGGTCAGCCAATGCTTGCGCGCCGGGGTCATTGTGGGTCAGTGCAGACAGAGGAGCCCAAGCCTCGCGCACCCAAAGGCGGTCACCGGGCATGTATCGGAGCGCTATCTTGCAGTCGGCGTTGGGTGTCGTATAACCGAAGACGGCGGTAAGCCTGGGTGCGTAGACGCCGATGAGCGCCATATCCGGTTGTGGCTGCGGCTTCAATATCCGGCGGGTGATGGTTTTGCGGCCGTCGAGATTGGCACGGACCATTGGACCGCTGAAAAGGATAGGATGATCTTTAGCCATGACCGACAACCTCCATAATGGCTGCACCAGCTGCGAGGCGGCGCGCGATCATCGGAATGACTTCCACAAGATCATCGTTTGTCAGGCAGGAATCCTGCTCCGGCTCGCCGGGCCGGCGAACAAGAAGGGTGATTTTCGCGCCTGGCTTGAAGAAGGCCAGAATCTCCGACATGCGGTCTGCAACCGCTTCGCTCGTATTTTTGAGCCGATAAGCATCATTCACGGGCCATGATCCTTTTCCGTGCGCTGGCAGTCCAATTTTTGAGCGCGGCGTCAAACCCCATCGTGGACGATGACCGTATTCCAGCCATCGTAACGCTGTGGTCATGCGGCGGTTTTTCCTGAAACCGGGCGTTTTCGTTCGCGGTGAAATAATCGAGAAGCTTGGCATTGGCAGCAGCGCGCCGTTCGCGCCAAGCGGCGTAATCCTTCATGCCGTTCATCGCGCCTTCTTCGGCACGATGCTCGTCCAGCTTCTGGTCAACGAGCGCGACCAGGCGCTTTAAAGTGTCGATGTTGATATGGTCAGGCATTGGCGGCAGCCTCCGCAGCGTGGCGGGCAGCAAGCGCTTGGGCTTCTTCCGGCGAAGCGATCTCAAACCGGGGATGCAGTTCCCCGTTCTCGTCGACAACTTCGAGCTTGTGCAGGCGTAAGAAGCCGCCCAATGTCCAGTCGCACGGCTTACCGTCCGGCTTTTTGCGGGGCGCACCGGCCCCGGTGAAGCGGCCAACGCAGGAAAAGCCGACATACTTTTCAACGGCCTCAAAACCGCTGCCTGCGCCAGCGCATATAAGCGACTGGCCGGATTGCACTGTGCCGCACATCGGACATTTGAACGCAAAATCCTCATGGCGCTTGACACCCTGCGCTTTCAGCCTCGCATGAAATTCGGCGATGGTGATTGTTTCGATATTCTTCAAGGTCTAACTCCATCGGGAAGAGTGGCGCGGGGCGAACCCCGCGCGTTTCAGGCCCGGTTTGCGCCGGTTCAGAAATCGAACTTGCTGGGGTCGAGTCCCAGGCGATCGGCAATCTTCTTGAGGACGTCTTCTTCCTCCTTCGAGACTTCACCGTCAGCATCAGCGATATCGCAGGCGACCAGATAGGCATCCTCAGCCATTTTCGGGCCGTTTGGACGGCCTTTGATATCATCGAGTTCACGGGCAAGCTGCTGACGGCCAGAGCGGTCCTTGGCAAGCTTGAACATTTTTTCCGCCGTCTGCTCGATGACATTGCCCTGGTAAATCTTGGACAATTCGGAATGATTGGTGATGATGCTCACAACCTTGCGGCGCTCGCTCTCCGAAATGTCGCCGTCCGCCGCCGCCACCAGGGCGGACGCGGCGCATACCGCCTCCAGAAAGTCCTTGTTCTCGCCGTATTCAGCTTTGATTTGCTTCGCGCCAGCGCCAAAGACGCTCTTGATCTTGCCAAAAACCATGATGGTTTCTCCGTTGGGGTTGATATCGCAGCGTGACCCGGCTGCGGCGGGATTACTTCGATGCGCGCCAACGCCCGAAACGTGTGCCGAGCCAGAACGTGACGATGGTCCAGCAAGCGCCGAGAATGAGTTCAGGCAGATTATTGATGACTGCGATCCACATGGCCGCGCTCCTTGTTCAGATTGGGCAATCGTCGTCGGTGCGGATCTCGATCAACTCGTTCGGGGTGCAGTTGAGCGCCGAGCAGAGCTTGCCGATCAGGTCGATCTTGACCGTCTTTCGCCGGTTGCGTGTGATGGTGGAAAAATGGTTGAGCGATACGCCAACAGTCGCCGCCAAGTCGGAAAGCTTAATTCCCCGATCTGCGGCGATGGCCTTTATTCTGAATCTGGTTTGCATGAGGTGACCTATCCGAGTGGGTTCAAAATGGATTGGGGGATGAGCGGATTTTTAAAGGTCAGCGTTATCGAGATCCCCGGCCTGATCTCATGAGGACGGTCGAGTGTGAAACGCGCGAGAGGGAGCTGTTCAGTCTCGGTACACCGGACAAGAACCGCGTGCGTAACGGTGACAGTCTTCTTCCCGTCATTTGCAGGGAAGTCGCTTGCTTGAAGGCGAGGGGTGCGGTCGGATTTGATTTCGACAAGTGATCGCTCATAGCCCACCCATTCGTCAGGGCTGACCTCTTTCGTCAGGCTCGTCATAAGCGCCAGTTCAAACCAATGCGGCGATGCATCAACATGGGAATTATTCGCGGTCATATTATCGGCTCCGATACTCGCCCTTGCGCGTGATGCGCTCATTCAGGCCGATCAGTTTTTCGATGGTGATTGGGCGGTGCATATTCGCTGCGGCGTCATATGGTGCGGACTCGCTGCGCTCTTTCTGAACCTTCTCCGGGCTTGTGCCTGCATGGCGGATGACGGCTTCGGCGCGTGAGTTGAAAATAGTCAGATCATAGAGGCGAGGAGACTCGATCATGACGGCGGCCGCCAGCGCGGCTTGCAGTTTGGCAAAGTCACCGATGATCCGATCCAATGGAAAAGGATATTCTCTTACCGGGCTTAAAATGAGCCGGTAGTGGCGCTTCGGGGCCTTGTACTGCCACCCCTTCCAGACCTTCCGAAATTGCTCTTTCGGCTCTGGATTGAAGGCGATGATGAAGGGCTTTTTTTCCGCTTTTTCAGGCGCGTTTTTGGGCTGCATTTTTCCGCTCTCCCGTACAGGAAATGTTCTGCATTTTCCGGCTGGTGAAGTGCGGTGAAGCGCGGTCAACAACGCGGTAATTTCGCGTAGTGCGCTACCCCCACAATATACCACATGGACTAGGGGAAGCCGTTTTGAGCGGCTTTTTTCGAGTGTTTTCAAAGGCGTGGAAATGGCACGCGCCAAGCCTGTACAAACTGCGTACAGGATAGGAGAAGATTCAGGGAGAATGGCGAGGGCGAGGGTCATTTCCGAACCTCGATTTCTGACCGATATTGACCGGGGAAAAGGCCACGGATCAGGGGTTTAAAAGGCCCCTCTAAAGGCCAATTTTTTTGAAGGTGTTCTTTAAGCGAAACACTGTGTGCCCGTTCAAATTCGGCAAGGCCATTCTCAATACTCAAAAGCCCGATAACGAGTCCGCTGCATTCAACCATATCGATGGTGAAATCGAAGAATGTAGGGCCATTCTCTCCTTTCGTCGTAAGGCACAAGCTATTGGGACCAGATATGAAACCAGCTTCACGGGCGAAGGCTGGAGAAAAATAGGGCGCGGAAAGAAGGTATTCTCCGGTGGTGCGGAACAGAACCGGCAAAGTGTGTTGAGAAACATTGTCCATGTCAGACCTCCGCTGCCTTGGATTGGAAACTGGCATGATGGTGGCCGTAGACGGCTTCCAGCGTTTTCGTGGACATGCCGAGCGAATGGCTGGCTTCCCAAATGTCGACACCGGCGCGCATCAACCATGTCGCGCGGGTGTGGCGCAGAATGTGCGGCGTCACCTTGGCATCGAGGCCAGCGGCATCACGGGCGCGATTCCAGGCATGACGAATGTCGGCAACATCGAACCCGTGCCAGTGCACAACGGTATTGAAAAAGGTGATTTGCTCGCGCGTCCCCGCCTGGGCGGCGATGCGCGCCTGTTCGGCCTGGTCGAGCCGCTTCCAGCGTTTCAGATGGAACAGGATTTTCCGGCCGAGTTTCACCGGCGGCTTACGTTTCTTGGTTTCGCGCTCGCCTTCTGCCTTGCGGTACATGATTTCTTCGTTCAGATCGATGTAACCGGCGCGGTCGTTGCGCTCCCACTGGACAGTCAGCAGAACGGTAAGGCGCGAGCCAGTGTAGATTCCGAGCAGGATCATGCGCGCCAGATGGCGGTTGATGGACTGGCGATTGCGCGTCCACTTCCCGTTGGTTTTCCGCCAGCCGAGCGCGCCAGCTAGGAGTAATGCAGCCTCTGTTTTCGTGAGCCAACGATTTCGCGGCGGGGATGCGGGTGGCATGTGAACGATTGGCAGCGTATCGAGCGGGCCGTAATTCTCGTGCCAAAACATCATCGCTGCATGCAGGATTGATAAATCCCGGCGAACGGTGCCTTGGACAACTGGGCGCGAGCCTGTCATGCGGGCAGTGCCAAATTCGCTGCACGTTTGTTTCCCGATTTCGGAAAGGACTTTCCGTCCCCAAAATGGGGCAAGGGCCTTCAAGGCGTATGCTGTCGATTTCGGCGCCACCGTTTCGGGCAAGCGCTCTTTTGAATAGGTGAGCAGGACTTGCGCTATCACGATCCTGTCCGCCCGCTTGGTTTCGACGGGGTTGGAGTGCTTGAGCGCGATGTATTCCGCGAGGGCTTTTTCAGCTTGTTCACGTTCATGCTCAAGGCATCCAGTGCGCTTTGCGTATGATCGATCTCGGATGATCCAGACACCTTCACGCTTGTTGAGGTAGAGGCGAGGCGGGAGCGCGTTCGTAGGCATAGCTTCAACCAGTCATTCAGCATGGCGGGGGTTACGCAGTAGCGTTTGCCGATCTTGAAAAGCGTCAGGCGCCCGGCCTTGTGTTCATTGCGCAGATGCGAGGGCGTGCAGGCATCTTTCAAAATGCGCTGGCAGGCCTCGCTGATCGTGAAAATTTCGTCGGGGTGGAACTGGGTCATTTCACGCCTGCCAGTAGAGGCATTGCCTCTGCATCAAGCCGTTCTGCACAGCGTGGATTGATCCAAAGCACTTCCGTCCGCTCGCGCGCGCCATCGGCAAAGGCGACACGGTCCATGCGGCGCCAGCCAGACAACGCCGCGTCATATAGGTCATGGGGGTATCCAGATAGAACGACCATGCCGGTAAGCTGCCTCACAAAGTCGAGCAGTTCCGCATGATCGTCATCAGTCATTTCATGCGCGTAGTCCTTCGCCATATCCGCGCGCGTCGAAAACACATAGGGAGGATCGACGTAATGCAGCGTGTCGGCACTATCGTGAGCGGACATGACGCGTTTTGCATCGCGATTTTCGATGACAACGCCAGCCAGGCGCCGGATGATACCATTGAGCGCATCCGGATAGTTCGTCCAATCCCGCGCCGGCGTCGTGCCGGATCGGTTAGAGTTTGCGCGGAACCCAGTGATACGTGCATGGCCGTTGGAGCCAAACCCCATGAACGAACGAATGATAAGCTGGCGGGCGCGTTCAACAGGACAGGCGTCATCCGTTCGGTATGCCGCGTGAAATTCTTCCCGGGCGAATGGTGTCAGCTCCAGCATTTCAACAAGACGGCTGGCTTCGGCCGAGCGTAGCACGCGGAAAAGGTTTACCACGTCGCCGTCTAGATCGTTCCACACTTCGGCATACGCGCGATCCTTGCGCAGCAACACAGATCCCGCGCCGCCGAAAGGTTCGACATAGATTCGGTGCTTCGGGAAGTGTTGAATAATCCACGGGGCAAGCAACCACTTACCGCCATGCCAGCGAAGAACAGGGCGACTGACGGTCATAGCGCATCCACCATCTGGATACGCTGGCCAATCCAGCGCATGGTATTGATGCTCATGCTGTTGCCGAGGGATTTATAACGCGGGCTGTCAGCAGCCATTTTCTTGCCGACTGGGATATTGGTAAAATTGTCCGGGAAGCCTTGCAGGCGTTCACATTCGGTCGGTGTGAGGCGGCGGACGGCCCAACCCTGCTGGACTGCTACTTGTCCACCGGCGTTTGAATTGCCGTTCGTGTGGCCCATCGCGCGCAGCGTCGGGCTGATTTCTCCGACGCCAAACCCGTTCTGTCCTGATGCTTTGCAGTCGAAAGCGATTGGGGCTTCATGGTTGCAGTCTAACGTTGGTGAACATTCAAAGCCAATTTCTGCACCACCTTGTCCGGTAGCCATACATATGACGCCGCCGTCTAAATCGAAGTCAGTTCCGAGCCCGCCACCGCCTGTAGGGCGCGCGCTAATTGTGGGAGCAATGTTTTCCCCCGCTTCCCGGCGCGGCGCAGGATTCCCCGACATGCTTTCGCGCTCAAATAGTACCGCTGCGGCACGTCGCCAATCTCCAAGATATCCGACAACGAACACACGCCGGCGTCGCTGAGGGACAGCCCGTTCAAATCCGTCCACTCGGACGTACTGAGAGTCAAGCACTCGCCAGGTCGCATGATACCCGCATTCTTCCAGCCCTTGGATAAAGGTGCCAAAGTCCCGGCCTTTGTTCGATGACAAGACGCCGGGGACGTTCTCCCATACCAGCCAGCGGGGCTGATAGCGTCGAGCGATGGCAAGATAGGTGAGCATGAGGTTGCCGCGTGGGTCAGCAAGTCCTTTGCGAAGTCCCGCGATTGAGAAGGATTGGCAGGGCGTTCCGCCGACAAGAAGGTCAATTGCATAGTCCGGCCATTCCTTGAACTTGGTCATGTCGCCAAGGTTCGGCACGCCATTGGCAGGCAGCGGCTTGCCTGGCATGTTTGAACCATAATGATGCGCGAGAACCTGACAGGGGAATCGTTCGATTTCCGAAAAAAACGCGGGGCGCCAGCCGAGCGGACCCCATGCAACGCTGGCCGCTTCAATGCCTGAACATACGGAACCGTAGATCATAGCGCCAGCCTCACAATATCCGTGATGGTCATGAACACCAGGCAAGCGAGCCAGCCAACGCCGAACGCAGCAAAGGCTACTGCGCGCAACAAATACCGGCTTGGCTTTTCTGGCTTTGCAGAGGGAGCGGGCGCCGCCGGCGCCGGGTCCGGCTTCGCGTTCCAATGCTCGATCGGAAGCACATAGACGCCGGCACAAATGTCGGCCAGGCGCTGGAGCCGTGTTGCCGCGTGGATCGGACCTTTTAATTCGACGAAGCGCCGCGTTGTGGCTTCAATTAATTCCTGGCACGGTTCAGGCCGGAAATGCCTGACTTGCTGGTCAAACTCGTTGATTGTCGTGAAGAAACTATCGCCGGATGACGTGTTCATGCCGCCCACCCCTCTATGATGGCCGGATCGGCCTCGATGCATTCGCGGGCGCGCAGGAACCAGCAAATACCGCGCGTAATGTTTCGTCCGGTGGCGAGCCAGCGCAGCGAATTAATCATGCTCGCGTTCGTGGGGCGCTTCCCGGTCGGAATTGACAGCAGGTTGCACAGGTCGCGCAATTCTTCATGCCACAGGATTTGCAGCGCCGTTTCGGGCAGTGCGAAAACGTTCTGGCGATGTGCTTTCGCAGCTTTGTCACACACCCTGATCTTTGCGATCGTCCCTTTCTGCGCAAGTTCGAGCTTGCTCAGGCGCTCGCGTAAGGAGTGGATTTCCAATGCACGGCGCTGATAATCGCTGACAAGCCGGACACGTTTTGCATAGATGCCATCCGCCGCGGCCTGCGCCGACTTGATTTCCTGCGCCAGAAGCTGCTGCGCGGTCGGTGTTTCAACTTCAAATTCGGCATTATCGTCTTGGCCCCAGTCAATGCGTGCCCCGTTAACCGCGAACGGGTGCTTTTGGGCCGGTTTCTCGGCTTGGATACTCAGGCGGCGCGCAATTTCTTCATTGGTGGCGGACGCATGTTCCTTCATCGAGACTTCACATGCGTTCTCAAGCTCTTTCAAATCGATTGTCGCATCAGCGATCATGTCCCGTTCCTCTTTACGGTGTGGCGTCCGCTGGCGGCTGTGGCTGAAACACGCCAGCGGACGCTATGGGACACGGCAAAACGCAACGCGCCGCGTCCGCGAAAGAATTCCGCCGGTGACTTGGGCTTGGGGGGCGGGGGGATAGTCACCGGCGGATCATCTGCAACCGGATGGCCATGGTGCAGGGGGGGGGGAGCAACAAGCTGCCCGGCGCAGATGATTGGGTTATCGGTTCAGTGTCGTGAAACAGGTGTCGAAGCTGGCGCTTTGCTGGCAGCGATCCATTGCGGACGATTGTGCTGCGGACACCATTGCGGCGAAGCCAAGGAAAAGAATGCAGGCAATAAGCGTCGCGGCGACGAAAGAAATGCGCCGGTTGTGCGTGGCGTCAATTTCGTCGCGATGAGCGAGGATATCAGAAAGACATTCGTAATTCGGGACGCAATTTTCCGTTCCGCGCCCACCGTGTGGGCCAGTTCCAAAGCGGCTCATAAGCCATCTCCGTCCGTTGATATTTCACCAGTTACGAGCTGGAACGTATCGACGAAAAGCGATAATTGCAATAGAAAAATATCGACGAAAAGCGATTTTTTGCGTTAAAAGGGCGCAAACAAAAGGGGAACATTTTCTGTTTCGCTTGAAATATATGCCGTAATGGGTCTTAAGTGGAGGCTGGGTCGTCTTCGATAATCGATAGGACGGCGGGTCGGTGAGGGCGTAAAATGTCAGCAGAGTACATTCGGAGTGAACTGGGAACCAACGCGCACGAAGGAGGACGCGAGGACGCCGATATCGGGCAAGGAGCCGGATATCAGGAACTCAAGGAGTTCACCGAGAATGTTTTAGCTTTATCAAATGACGCTAAAAAGAAGCTCCGGATGGAGCTAGGACTTATTAGCTGATTCTGGCGCATCGGCGCCCTGGTCCGAACTATCAGGAAGCATCGCTTCCACCATGCTTCGCACGGCTTCACGGCGTTTTTGGTCCAGTGACTGGTATCGCAGTATTAGCTTTTCGGTTTCTGGATCAATATCTATATTGAAGATCAGCCATAGCGGGCTGATTTCTAAACCTTCCGCAAGTTCAACGAGAGATTCCACGCTTGGCGTGTGATTTCGCGTGAGCATCGAATGCAGGTAGGACTGGCTTCTCCCGGCACGGAGCGAAGCCGTTCTTAAGTTCAGACCTTTTTTTTCGATTGCGGCTAAAAGCCGATCCCGCCAAGTCAATTTGTTCATGTTGCGATTTATAGCAAATAATTACGATATTTACAGGGCTTTGTTACGGTCGTAGACGAGATATCGTCAATAGTAGACATTGAAGATATCGACGATAGGCGATATTTTGAGGCGCAATGTCCTCAACGCTTACCGTTCGGTGAAAAATTGCCCGTCAAACGCTCCATCCAAGCACAGCTTCAAGAGATTGACGCCATTATCGCGGAAGGCCGCGGGGGCAAGCAGGCCGATTATCGGCGGGTGACGCAGGAAGCTATTCGGGAAACCCTGCTTTGGTGCCAAAATAACAAGCCCATCATTGAGCAGATCAAAGCGGACAGGCAGCGAAACGCAAGCCGCGGCGGTGCATGATGCTTCCACCACCGCCAGCCGACGAGTTGCTGCACCGGGTCACTTACCACGCCATCACACGCTATGTGCAGCGGGTCATGGGCGTCAGCGTGCCCGGAACAAAACACATGCCCGAAATCGAACGGGCTTCCCTGCACTGCAAATGTGCCCGCACCACATTCGACGAGGTGCGGCGGTCGATCATGATCCCGACCGTTGCTGTGGCGGTCGCCAATAAATTCGCGGCGATCGACACACGCAATTTCACCGCTGTCATCGATACAGATCAGCAGATCATCGTCACCATTCTGGAACCGCGAAATTACAAAAAGCCCAAACGATCAAGGCGTGGTGGGCCGCGGTCCGAAAGCGTTCTGGCCTACATTGCCGAGCGCGTCAAAAAGCAAATCCAAGGCGTTCACACAGGAGAAAGTATGAAATGAAGAACTATTCGGATAGAGAAGACAGGCTTGCAGTCTCCGCCCAGCAACCACCTCGCACGCCACTGGCTCCAGTTTATCAAGCACTTGAGACAGCCGATGACCTCGCACGCGCGGTAAACAATTTTCTCGATGTACTTTATGGGGCTGAACCAACAAGCGACGGCGAAACTGCATCATCTATTCCAGATGGCGTGATCCCACAATTGGCAGAACTTGCTGATAGAACCCGTAGACGGGTTGCCCGCGCGTTTGACCGGCTTGGTATTGCGTTCAAGGAGTTAAGCCTATGAGCGACGATATCACGTCCGAGGCCCAAACCATTGCAGTTGGCCAGCTTCGTGCCTTCATCGAGCGGATTGAACGTCTCGAAGAAGAAAAGATAACCATCGGCGACGATATCAAGGAAGTCTACGCGGAACTGAAAGGGTCTGGTTTCGACAGTAAAGTGGTCAGAACCATAATCCGCCTTCGCAAGAAGGAGGACCACGAGCGTCAGGAGGAAGAAGCCATGCTTCAACTCTATATGGACGCCCTGGGGATGGCCTGACCTATGGCTAATCATCAAGATCCCCGGATTATCGAGTTGCACTCCGCAATTTCTGAACTCACGAACCATAAATCGGGCTGGGTTGGGGCGAAACGGGAATGGTTCGCTACACAGGATGACCTTATCCGGTTTCTGGTCGCTCCTCGTGAGGAAGCCGTCGCAATACTGCGCGACCGGCTGGCCGCCATCGAGGCAGCATGAACAGCGCAGCACCGGCAGAAGACGAATGGTTGACCGTGACGGTGCCGGCCTTTATGGCCGCACACCCCATCTACGCCAAAAGTCCGACGCTGGCGCTGCTGCTCGATGCCTTGGTTCGCGATTGCGAAGAACAGCAGCCGGATATCCGGCTTGATGCCGCACTCCTTCGAGCATCCCACGAAAGGCTTGTCAGCCACGCACGCATTCTCATTTCCGCGAGTGACTTTACATGACGAAGACAACGGCAGCGCCCAAGAAGCCTGGCAAGGCGCGCTCAACGCCGGAGCCGCGCGAGTTGAACATGCAGATGCAAACGTTCTGCTCCGAATACATGAAGGATATGAACGCCACGCAGGCCGCTATTCGCGCTGGCTATTCGGAAAAAACTGCGCGCCAGCAGGGCAGCAGGCTTTGCGGCTATGCTGTCGTGCAGGATCGCTTGCAGGAGCTGCATAAAGAAATGCGTGCCCGAATAGCCATGGATACCGACACCCTCATTAAGGAACTGTCTGACGAGAACTGGGCCGACCTGCTTGATATTCACGACGATAATAACTGCATCAAACCTATTCGCGAGTGGCCCCGGCTGTGGCGTATAGGCGGGCTGATAGTCGGGTTAAAAAAACACGAGCGATTTGAAAAAGACGGAGACGGCAATCAAATCCTTGTCGGATATGATGTGGAAGTAAAAGTTTCCGACAAGGTGCGACGTAAGGAGTTGCTCGGCAAACACCTGGGGGCTTGGAAAGAAAAGGTCGAGATTGATCTGTCCAACCCTATGCAGGATCTGTGGAACCAGATTGCAGGGCGCTCCTTCGCACCGAAGGAAAACTGAACGTGCGCGAGTTCGACAAGCTCACCGACGCAGAACGCATTGCTTTGCTCGCCGATCCCGATTGGCGCATTCGCAACCTTTACCATATTCGCAACAAATATGGCGAAACCGTCATTTTCCATCCCAACGATGCGCAGGAAGAATTCATGCGCAATCTATGGTACCGGAACCTTATACCCAAGGCCCGCCAGCGTGGTTTTTCAACGCTTGTACAATTGATGATCCTCGACGCCTGCCTTTTCGTATTGAACACGAAGGCAGCCATCATTGCGCAGGATCTGGAATTGGCCCGTGCGATCCGCGACGACAAGATCATGTTCGCCTATGATCGCCTGCCGGACTTCGTGTTGCGGAACGTGCCTCTTGTCGTCGACAACGCCAAGCGCCTTGAATGGAAGAACGGTTCCGAAATGATAATCGGCACCACGGCCCGCGGGCGCACGCTGTCGTGGTTGCATGTGTCGGAATACGGTGAGATTTGTGCCAAGAACCCGGAGCACGCGAAGGAAATTCAGTCTGGCGCGCTGCCGGCCGCAGAATACGGCACCATCATCATCGAGGCGACGGCGCAAGGCGCGGATGGTGACTTCACAACCAAGGTGATGCAGGCCAAGGCTGTAGCCGAATCCGGGCGCCAGCTTACCCGCAAGGATTATCGTCTGCATTTTGCCTCATGGTGGGATGCGCCGGAATACGAGGTTGAAGACCCGGAACACATAACGATATCGCCAAAAGATCACGCCTATTTCGATCGCATGGAAGGGCTTATCGGACGCGAGATATCGCTCAACAAGCGCGCCTGGTACGTTCAGCAGCGTGATGTAGAGTTTTCCGGCGATCAGGAAATGATGTGGTCGCAGTTCCCGACCACGTTGGAAGAAGCTTTCCAGCAATCAACCGAAGGCAAGTTTCTGGCCGATCAGCTTTCGCTGGCGCGCAGACAGGGCCGCATAGGCGTATTCAAGCACGATCCTTCAAAGCCTGTCTACACGTTTTGGGATATCGGCACCGACGACGATACCGCCATCTGGTTCATGCAGATCAATGGCAATATGTTTCATTTCATCGACTTCTACGAGTGTAACGGCGAGGCTCCCGCCTTCTATGCCCGTGAGGTTCTGTCCAAACCATACAATTATGGGGCGCATTATTTACCGCATGATGGCGCGCATCGCCGCATAGGCACGTTCTCGCTTGATACCTACGCCGACATGCTGGCAGAGCTGGGCCTGCGCAATATCGAAATCGTGCCAGTCACACCAGACAAGGTTTTGGCAATTAATCTTCTGCGTACCGAGTTCAGCCGCTATGTTTTTGACGAAGAAAACTGTAAGAACGGCATTACCCATCTGGAAAAATACCAGAAACAGTGGAATGCAAGACATGGCGTGTGGACCAGCTATCCAGCACAAAACGGACACCAGCACGCCGCCGATGCATTGATGCAAAAAGCGCAACTTGGCGATGCAATTCTCGCCAATAAGCAACAGCGCCCGAACCGGACACGTCGAGGAGGAATGGCCGTCTAATACAATAGCACCCGTATTTACACGGCGGCGGTTATGCTTCAAAATAATGGAGCTTCTCGCCCCGAACCGAGGAGCATTGTATGTCGCAGCCCGTTCTCGATTTGAGAGCGCGCGCATTTTATTATGTGCGCGGTGAGATTACCCTGATCGGTACATGGCTTCGCGTTGAGGGTCAGTTTCGCCCCTGCATGGTGCTGATCCGCACCGGCGAGGAAACCAAACCCCACACCGTTCCTTGTCTCATCCCATTGGAGCGGGCTTGGATATGGAACGAAACCTTTGGCGATCCGCAACAAGCGGCTCATACAGTCGCCGGTTTTCTTGATGCTCTGCGCCTCACGCCGGGCAAAGTAAACGCAATCCGGCTCCTATCCCTCATTCACGATCATCTTGGCGATCTGGTCAGTATGCCGCCGCTGCCGCCGCTTGAGCAGCGCGTGGTGGCGGAGATTATTGTTACCAATAATACGACTGGTCAGACTCGCGAAGTTGAGGTGAAGGATTATGTTTGACCTCAACGCGCAGGACGGTTCCGTCCGCACGGAGAAGTATGAGTCTCCCATCCCTTCATACAAGGACTCCGAAAAACCGATAAGGGCGCACAAGCTCGACAGCGCGGACATGGTGCGCCGGCACCGCGAGTTGATGTCCCTGTTCGTCACCGAGCAGGACCGGCAATCCGAAAATCGTCGGGAAATGGCGATAGAAGAAGACTTCTACGACAACATTCAGTGGTCGGCGGAAGATGCGCAAACATTGGAAGATCGCGGGCAAGTGCCGCTCGTCTATAATGTCATAAGCGCATCCGTGGATTGGATAACCGGTTCGGAAAAGCGCACACGCACAGATGCGAAGGTTCTGCCCAGGCGGAAGGAAGACGCGAAGCCGGCCCAACGAAAAACCGAGTTGATGAAATATCTCGCAGACGTTAACCGCTCGCCATTCGCGCGCTCGCGGGCGTTTGAAGATGCGGTGCGCGTTGGTATCGGCTGGATGGAAGACGGCTTTGACGCCGATTCCGATGGTGAACCGCTCTACACGCGCTATGAAAATTGGCGCAATATCCTGCATGACAGCGCCGCCATTGACCCGGACCTGTCTGATGCGCGCTATATTTTCCGCATGAAATGGTTCGACCTCGATATCATTTCCGCGATTTTCCCCGAACGCATCGGCGTGCTGCGCAATGCTGCACAATTATCGCCCGGCGTGAATGGGCTTGATGAACTCTCGGACGAAATTACAGACCAGCACGAGATCGAGCTTGACCACGCGAAAACCGCATCGGTCGCTTCATCGAACATCGGCACTTACGAACGCCAGCGTGTCCGCGTCATTGAGGCATGGGTGCGCGTCCCCACAACCACCGAGAAGCTGCGTGGTGGCGTTTTCTCCGGTGAAATTTACGATCCTTTTTCGCCGGCACATAAGGAAGCGGTTGCGAGCGGCGATTCCGAGATTGTCAAACGCCCGACCATGCGCATGCACGTTGCGATTTTCACAACGGCCGGGATGCTTTATTTCGGCCCTTCGCCATACCGGCATAATCAGTTTCCGCTCACGCCAATTTGGGGCTACCGGCGCGGACGGAATAATCTGCCTTATGGCATCATCCGCCGGCTGAAAGATATTCAGGTCGATGTGAACAAGCGCGCGTCCAAGGCGCTTCACATTCTGTCGACAAACAAAGTCGTCATCGATGAGGGCGCGGTCAAGGATATTGATGCTTTTGCTGAAGAAGTATCGCGGCCAGATTCAATTCTGGTCGTAAAAGCAGGATCCCGCGTAGACCTTAATGCCGAGCGCGAGCTTGCGCAGGGCCATCTGGAGCTTATGAGCCGTTCGATCGGCATGATCCAGCAGGCTTCCGGCGTAACCGATGAAGTCCTCGGACGTACGACGAATGCCGTATCGGGCATCGCTATCCAACGGCGGCAAGAGCAAGGCTCGCTGGCAACTGCCAAATTCTTCGACAATCTCATGTTTGCCGAACAGGTGCGCGGCGAAAAAGTTCTCGCGAATATTGAGCAGTTCATGAGTGAGAAGAAATCCTTCCGCATCACGAACACGCGCGGCACACCGCAATACGTCGATATCAACGATGGCCTGCCTGAAAACGATATTATCCGCACCAAGGCGGATTATGTCATTTCCGACCAGACATGGAACGCCACGCTACGGCAAGCCAACTTCCAGTCTCTGATGGAATTGGCCCAAAAGTTACCGCCGAACGTCACAATCGCCTTGCTCGACCTTATTGTCGAAACGTCCGATATGCCGAACGTGGAAGAACTCGTGCGCCGTATTCGACAGATCAACAATCAGCGCGATCCGGACGCCGATCCAAACGAAGTCACGGAAGAAGAAATTGCGGCGCAGAAGGTAGCGGAAGAAGCGGCAGCGATCCAGAAAGAAGACGCTATGGCCGATATCCGTAAAAAACATGCCGATTCTGGACTCAAGGAAGCGCAGGCCAAGGCCATCGTGGACAAGAGTGTCAACGACAAGGTTGGCGCGCAGCAAAAGGCATTGGCCGCCGCACGGGAGGCCGTTGCGGCACCGCAGGCCTTGCCGGTGGCCGATCATATCCTGCACGAGAGCGGTTTCGTATCACGCTCCGACATGGAGGACGCCGCCGGAGATGAGTTGCGGGCATCGCAAGTGCAGGCCGCGCAGGCCGAACAGCAACAGCGCGTGCAGCAGGAAATCATGCAGCCGCAAGATGCATCCATGCCGGCAGGACCAGACGGCTTGCCGCCGGAGCAGCCCGGACAGCCACCTATCCCATCCCCACAGCAGCCAATGGAGCCGCCGCTACAATAATCGGGCTTCGGCCCTTCTAACCCCATCACGCTACCGTGGAGTATGAATTATGGATCGATTGAACGAAGAACAGCTTGCGCAGCTTACCGACGCCGAGCGCGAAGGCTACGAGCTTATGCTGGCCGAAGATGAAGACGAGGGCGCAGCGGACGAAGAAACCGAAGGCACCGACGACGAGGACGAAGCCGGCGGGGATGGCGGCGCAAGCGTTGACGATGAACAGGATGAAGAAGGCAGCGCCGAGGACGAAGCGGATTCCGGCGAGCAGGAAGACGACGATGCGGCCGCGGCTGATGATGACAGCGAAACGGCCGCCCAGGATCAGCCGGAGGAAGCGTCTGCCGACGAGGTACCGCCTGCGCCAGCGGCCAAGCAGATTGATTTCGATGCTCCCCTCCGTATTCAACGTGAAATAGAAGCCATCGAGCAGAAACAAGCCCAGTTGCTGGAGCAGTTCGATGATGGGGAAATCACTCGCGAGGAATTTCTTGAGAAGGACAAGGAATTTCGCGCCGAACTCGCGACACAGCTTAAGACCCAAGGCAAGGCCGAGGCTGCGATTGAGGACGCGAGCGCAGCCTATCTCGGGCAGGTCGATCAGTTCCTGGCTGAAAACCAGCAATACAAGCCCGGCGGGCTCCTTTTCAATCTGCTGAATGAGAAGGTGAAAAGCGCCCAGGCAGAAGCGCGTAAGAATGGCGCCAGCCCGTTGTCGATCGAACTGGTGCAAAAGGCTCATGCCGAGATACAGGCCGAATTAGGATTGCCCGCTAAATCCACCAAGCCAACGGCGAACGACAAGAAAGAAGCGAAGGCGGCGAAGGGCGGCAAAGTCGAGAAGAAACCGGAAAAACAGCCAGCCAAGCGCGATATGCCGCCGAACCTCAACGGCCTTCCGTCCGATGATATCAACGATGCCGCAGACGATAACGGCCATTACGCATATCTTAGCCGCCTCGCAGTGTCCGAACCGCTTGAATTTGAAAAGAAGTTCAAGGCCATGTCAGCGGAACAGCAGGACGAATTCTTGCGGTACGGTGGCTAATGCTGGCATTGACGGTAGGGATAGGCAAAGCCGTCCAGATCGGGGAGGCGGCTGTTGTCAAGGTCGAAGACAAGCAGGGCCGCGCGGTCAAGCTTGTCTTCGCAACCGACATTTACCCGATACGCATCCTGGATGACGGCGTTATCCCGCCCCGCTTCACGCGGGGAATAACCGGGCACCCGCGACCGTACTGACAAAACCTGGGACTTGCGAAAAATCGCAAACTGGCAGGAAGGGTCGCACATTGCGGCCCTTCTCACATCTCACGCCATATCTGTTTGAGCGAAATCGTCACCCTTATAGAGTAGCGGTAGCCTGTAGCATTGAGCAGATGCATAGGCGAAGCAATCACCGAAATTCAGTGCCGCCGGGTGGCCTGCCACTTTCCCATACCGTGCCATGGCATCAAGCGCCCCGACACCGACACGGGAATCTATCGCAATTTCTCGCGCGCCCAATGCCTGGATGAAACCATCCACCAGATTGCGGGCTTCTGCGATCAGCTTTTCCCGGTCTATCTTGCCTTTTGTGGCAATGATCCGCAGACGCACCAGAGCCGACACGGATTCAAACCGAACGAGCGGCGACACATAGACCGGGGTACTGATATCAGATAACCGCTTCACCAGTTCTTCAAAACCGGGTTCTTCATTGAGGATTGCGACAATGACCGATGCATCTACGAAACTCACTCGCTTTCCTCCCACAATTCATCCATGAGCTTCTTCATATCGACGCCATGGACTGGCGGGCCGAGCCGCTCCCGCGCCCGCTCTCGCAATGCAGCCAACTTGTCACGCAGCGGTATTTGGCTTTCCACCCGCTCCAGTTCATGCATAATAGCCATACGGACAGCATCGGTCTTTGTGCGGGCGCCGATACGCAGGCGCAGTTGCTCCGCCATGCGATCTACAGAATCATCCTTGATGAATAGAGGCATCGGAATTTCCTTTCTTGGAAATCCTTATATCCTAAATCGGATATCCCATCAAGAATTATCGGATATTCGCAGATTTCAAAACTGGTCAGAACGGGCCGGACGCTACCCCGGCTACGCGGTATGTGCTGGCTTGCACGGGTCGATAGAAACCACCAGCCGAGAGCACTCCCTAACCGCAACGTATTCTCGGCCAAGTGCAATTGTCGCGCTTCTTTCTTTCAGCGCCGCCGTTCTGATTTGGTGCGAGCCTTGCCGTAGCAAGGGCGGGCATGAATGTCTCCCTCTCGCATTTTGAGCAGATCGCCCCCGGCTCATGATCCTTGCTGGCTTACGCGAGCTTTGAGGTGTTCCGGCGCTTGCGATCTGCATCTTGCCCACATGGCTCGCGCTACCCGTATGAGCGGGGCGGTACTGCATGAGGCGGATTGGTTGCAGAGGCAGGAGTCGAACCTGCTACCTCTTGGGTATGAACCAAGTGAGCCACCGTTGCTCTACTCTGCTGCAAACGCCGCGAAACGGCGTTCCTGAATTGTCTTCTCACCGAAATATCGGCGTGGATTGCCGCACATGGCACAGGAGCAAACAGCAAGATATTCCGCTGCCCTGGCCTTTTTGTCGTGCGGATACAAACGCCGGCATTTTGCTTTCATGCGCAGTCTATCGGCAATCCTGCGCGCTCTTTTTGCGACCATATCATCACCAATGTCTTTCGGGGGCGACAATAGAGCAATCAGCCGATTCTGGAAAACATCATTTTGAACCATTGATGGTAATTTCGTCCTTTGAGTGCCGTCATCGTGTTTACATTTGTTGACATAACTCGGTTCCATAACTCACTGTCTGGCCGGAAATCCTCTATTGCATTGGCCTGCCGTTACGGGTAATTATGAGCGCACAGTTTGCGCATGACGTGCTTCTGACCGAGAAACCCGGAGAAACACGTCATGGCCGCAAAGACCACGATTCCGTTTGGCAGTCCGCTTGCCGTTGCCCGTTGGTCGGGCGCACTATTCGCATCCGTTGAAGCGCAGAGCTACTGGGCCCGCAAGTTCATGGGCGAGGATGATAATGCCATCATCCAACGCCTCACTGATCTTGAGAAGGAAGCCGGCGACACGATCCATTTCGATCTGTCGGCGCAGCTCCGCCAGAAACCTACCCCAGGCGACAATCGCATCGAAGGCAAGGAAGAACAGCTTCGCTTCTATTCGGATGAAGTGAAGATCGACCAGCTCCGCCACCCGGTTTCCGCTGGCGGTAAAATGTCCCGCAAGCGCACCGCTCACGATCTTCGCAAGACGGCCAAGGCCCGCCTGTCCGAATACTGGGCGAAGTACATGGATGAAATCGACTTCATCTATCTGTCCGGCGCGCGCGGCATGAATGAGGACTTCACCGAAGAAGTCACGTACACCGGCCACGCCACGAACCCGATTCAGGCACCGGACACCGATCATATCCTTTATGGCGGCGATGCCGAAAGCAAGGCGACGATCAGCACCACGTCCAAGATGGACCGAGACCTGATCGAACGTGCCGTTGTTCATGCCGGCATGATGCGTTCGCTCAATCCCGACAACGCCAATATGCAGCCTGTCACCATCAACGGCGAATCCCACTACGTCTGCGTTATGTCTCTGTTCCAGGAATACGACCTGCGCACGAGCGACACCGCAGGCTGGCTGGAAATCCAGAAGGCCGCTTCCGCTTCCGAAGGCCGGAATAATCCGATCTTCAAGGGCGGGCTGGGCATGATCAACAATTGCGTGCTGCACAGCCATCAGCGCGTGATCCGCTTTGATGACTATGGCGCTGACGGCAAGCAGCCCGCAGCGCGCGCCCTGTTCATGGGCCGTCAGGCCGGCGTGGTGGCGTATGGTTCCACCGGCGGCATGCGCTTCACGTGGAAAGAAGAAATGAAGGACTACGACAACGAACCGACCGTTGCCGCAGGCATCATCTTCGGCGTGAAGAAGACGCGCTTCAACGACCGCGACTATGGCGTTGTCGCGCTCGATACTTACGCCTCCCGGCCCAAGAAGAAGTGATTAGCGCGCCGCCCATGACGGGCGGCACGTCGCATTTCAGATTTCTCCATCGGAGCTACGACAATGACCCATTTCAAGAGTGATGCGGCAAAGGGCAAAACCCCTGTCACCTATCCTCGCGGTGCTGGCTATGCCACCACGCAACGCTATGTCGCCACGATCCCGGCAACTGCCGCCGTGGGCGATATCGTCGAAATCGCCTGCATTCCCCCCGGCTGCCGCCCTGTAGAAGCTGTCATCGATGCGGACGGCGCAGTGAGCGGCGATATCGGCGTTATGACTGGCGACTGGGGCAAGGCTGACGACGCCCGTACTTGCGGCTCGGAAATCGCTGCCGCGCAGGATTTGACCGCCGACGCAGTTTTCCGCCCGACCAAGCCAAGCGCCTATCGCATCCCGTCGAACGATGCAGCCCGCGGGATCGGCGTGAAGATCACGACCGCGCCCACCGCCGCGGTTGCCATCGGCATTACTCTTACCGTTGTCGCTTAATCCACGGGGCGAGAAGCGCCAGACGAAAGAGTGATAAGCGGCCACGGCGGGCGTCAAGCTTTCCGTGGCCGTTTTCCCATCAACCCCGGAGGGAACATCATGCCTCGCATTCAATGCCTGCTCGGCCCGCAGTCCGATATTTATGTCGGTGGCGTCGCCTATAACTTCACCACTGACGAACATGGCCGCGCTGTTGCGAATGTGCCAAGCCAGCTTCACGCCCAGTGCTTCCTTTCGACCCAGCATTACCGGCTTCTGCCGGATGACATGATCCTTGGCGATGCAGTCCAGACCGACAAGATCGTCAACGATGACGACATGGAAGTCGTGTCACAGATCGTCGAACCGGGCGCGAGCAATCAGCAGTCCACCGAAGACACCAGCAACGGCGGCGCCAACGACGATGAAAACGCCGCGAGCGAGCAGCCGAAGGAACCGGAAGGCGAGGGCACCGCGGAAGTGCCACAACCCGACCCAGCCGATGCTCCGCAGCCTGAAAAGAAGAAGGCAGGCCGCCCGAAAAAGGCTGACGCTGCGACGAAAGTTAACGCCGAGTAAGGTTGGTTAACAAATGGTTAAGGCCAGTGAAATCATACAGAAAGCACAGACGCTTCTGATCGACCCGGAAGCGGCTCGCTGGCCTTTGCCAGAGCTTGCCGGCTGGATCGACAGCGCCATCAACGCAATCCTCATTGCGAAGCCATCAGCGAACACGCACTCTATCACCGTAGATCTGGAGAAGGGCACCAAGCAGAAGCTGCCGGCCGACATTACCCCACGCCCCATGATGTTCATCGCCGCCCGTCGCAACGTCAACGCTGACGGAACGCCAGGCAAGGCCGTCACACCTGTTTCCATCCAGAAGATGGATATGTCCGACCCTGATTGGCACAGCGAGCGCCGCAAGCGTGCGACGGCGGTGCATTACCTGTTCGATGAAAAGAACCCAACCGAATATTTCGTGTATCCGGCCAATGACGGCAACGGAAAACTGGATATCACCGTTGCTTGCGAGGTCGCGCCAATCACGCCGACCGGGAACCCGGATGACATCAAATCCTATGACGTGCCGGTAGGCCTGCCGGAGCCATATTCGGAGCCGATCATCGACTATGTTTGCTACCGCGCGCAGGAGAAGGACGCCCCCGGCGCCGATGCAGGGCGCGCGACGTTGCACTATCAGGCATTCGCCCAGGCAATCGGCATCAAGACACAGGTTGAGGCTAATTCCAGCCCGAACGCGCGGAGGACTGGTTGATGCGGCTCGTCAATCTTGACCCGATCGTGGATCGTGTGCGCCGTCAGGCACCGGCAGCACCAATTCCGCTGATCGAGTCCAACATCATCGACAAGGCCATCGAGCTTTGCGAGGCAATCCCGGTTTGGCGCGACACCGATGTGCTGACCTTCGGCGAGAACGATCCATGCGAATATCTCATGGCCGTTCCACAGGCCGAGATACACCGGATCGAAACCGCCACGATGGACAAACGTCCGCTTGAGCGCATCCGGGCCGAGGAATTGGATCGGCGATATCCGAACTGGATGGACGAAAAACCCGGCGAGAATATCCCGCGCTTTGTCACGCAGCTTTCGGCCAACACATTACGCCTATATCCGGCCAACAAATGCTCCGTCCATGTGCGGCTGTGGCTCAAGCCGAGCATAGAATGCGACGTGTTGCCATGGGATATCGTGAGCCAGCACGGCACATTGCTTTCGCAGGGCGCGGCAGGTGAAATCCTCATGCTGCCCGATGCGGAACTCGCAAACCCGCAGCTTGGCGCGCGCCTGCTCTCCAAATTTGAAGGCGGCCTGGACACACTCCGCACAAACCACACGCGAACGCAATTGCGCGCGCCTCTCCGTACCAAACCAAGCTTCATGTGAGGGTGACATGCCTGCGACCACCTATACCGGCAATAAACTGATCGACCAGCTCGTGCGCGGTGTTGCCTTCGCCCCACCAGAACGGGTGTTTCTTGCCCTACACACGGCTGACCCAGGCGTTACCGGTGCATCTGAAATGACCGCCGCCAAGTGGCCCGGCTATGCCCGCCTTGATGCGGCGCAAGGGGCATCCGTCGATACCGGGTTCGCGGCTGCCGCGACGAAGAAAACCAAGAATGCCAAGCAGCTTCTATTTCCGACGATGGACGGCGCTGCCTCTGTGACCATCACCCATTGGTCCTTATGGGACGCGCTCACCGGCGGCAACTGCCTTTGGACTGGCGCGCTCACATATGAAAAGACGCTCAATCCGACCGACGAAGTTGTGGTGCACCCGAACGAACTCCAGCTTGAGATTGATTGATGAATGCTGCCGGAACCATAGCGGGCCATTCCATCAACGCCTTCGCGATCAACGAAGGCACGATTGTGCACGTCCTTTCCGGCACAATGAAAATGAGCGCAGGCGGCACACCCAATGCCACACGTCGCGCTTCGATCAATGACATGATGACTATCCGGCTTGTTGGTTCCAACGCGCCGCACAGGCGTGTTGCAGCGCCCGGCGCCGGCATGGTCGATTTCGTCTATGCGGTCAATGCCAGCCAGCGACACGCGGCTCGACTGGCCGGAGCATCGCGCTTCATAGCGGCGACGGTTCTGGTGCGCCGAAGGTCAGCACCTGGTACCGGCACCATGCGCTTTCTTGGCCGGAACGATTTGCACGCACGGCGGGCCGCATCCGCGCTTGGCAACGTCGCGCTTCGGCCTGTTCGTGCAAATGCCGTCCGCCGACAGAGCGCGCCAGGATCGAGCGTGTTACGCTTCCTGCATTGGGTCAACCTTCGCGCTTTTGCACCGATCTATGGCAAGGATATCGTGCACTTTCGCCAGTATGCGACGGCTGTACGTCGCGTAGGCGTACGATCTTCGAGACTGGTCCGGTTCAAGGGCGGTGGCAACGCGACCGCACGCCGCCAGATCATCACTTCGAGCACCATTGCATTTCTGTCCTCGATCCGCATGCCTCACGCGCGGATGACACCAACCGAAGAAATACGGGCGCTGCGCATCCTCGAAGATCCACGCATACTCATGGTGCCCGCCGTGGCCGCGCCACTCAATGTTATGCCGGATGACAGGACAATCACCATTCCAGAATCCGCACGCGATATTGGCAATCCAGATAACGAGGATCCGGCATGAGCCTTGCGCTGCTTATGAAAACCCCCGGTGATGTACTGGATTATGACGTTTCATTCGATGAATGGCTCACCGGCGATGACCGCATCAATGAATGGAACGCCACGGTAAACGACAGCACGGCCATCATCGACCGCGGCGACTATACCGACCGCAATGTGCGCCTTTGGGTTTCTGGCGGAAAGAATGGCGAAACGGCACAGATTTCGCTCACCGTGACCACGGCGCAGGGGCGCACAAAGGTTATTTGCTTCAAACTGCGCATCAAGGAGTGCCGATAATGCCGGTCGTTCTTTCAAACAACGCAACGTCTCTGCTGGCCGCCGCCATCAGCGCAGCAGACACGACGCTTTCCATTGAGAATACGGATGCTGGCAAGTTTCCCAACCCGGCAACTGGAGACTGGTTCCCGCTTACCATCGTCGACAACGCCGGGAACATGGAGATTGTGAAGGCGACGGCGCGGGTTGGCGCCATTATCACCATTGAACGCGCGCAGGACGGCACCACAGCAAAGGCGTTCGCGGCGGGCGCGCGAGTAGATTTACGCGCCACCGTCGCCGCTCTGTTTGGGGTTGCAGTAGCGACGATGGCAAAATCCGACGATAAGGAAACGCCAGACGATGGCGATTTTCTCGGCGGGGTTCTTGCCGATGGCTCGACCGTGTTCAAGACCCCTTGGGGAAAAATCAAGAAGGCACTCCAGGCATTTTTTGATGGGCGCTATCTCAAACTCGTCGGCGGAACGATACAAGGTATTCTCACGGTTTCCGGTGAAGGATCCCAGCGCGGAGTATTCCGTAACACTGGTGACGGTGATAGCTGGATCAACTTTTACACCCGCGATCAGAACTGGTATTCCGAGTTCGGGCAACGAGCAAACGGCGCGGCCTATGTAAGGGTGAATGGCCAAGAGTTACGCTTCCAAACAGATGGGTCATTCCGCGTCCCCGGCGCGAGCTATTCAGGAGGAGCGGTTTATGCCGGTGGTGGTTCCTCACGGTTGGACGCAAACGGCAATATCGTAGGCTCCATCTGGAACAACTTCGGGGCCAGTGATGCATACACGGCCATTAACAATCGGATTGAGACGCGCGCAGCCGCCTTTGCCAACGATCGTGTTGCTGCCCTTGCGTTTCGGCGGGTCTCCCATTGGACAGTCGCGATAGGCAGCGCAACGGCAGATTATGACGCTCCAGCCGGTGCTGTTGTCTACGGTGTGCGATCATGGTCCGGCTACAAGATAGACATCATCAAGTTTTGTTACTTACAAGCCTACGACCCCGTGCGTGGCTGGATAACTTTCTGGGGTTAATCATGGAAATCGTAAACTTCGGGCTATTTAAACCCACCACAAGCACTGGCATCGTTTTTTATGAGAACGAAGACGGCCGAGACTGGTACGAACTTCGGAGAGGACTGACAAGTTGGGACGTTAAGGGGAACTTCGTCAATGCCGTCTACGGAGCTTGGGCGCTTGTTGACCCGGAAAGTCGCGCCGTTATTAATGTCGAATATGACCCATCCCGGTTGGTTCCTCATAACAAAATTGTTCTCGGTATTGATGCAGACTGGACCGAAATCAAGACCGGGATGATCTTTGATGGCGAAAACCTCAAAGAGCCACCGCCGCCAACACCAGAAGAACGGCGGGCGATGATGCGCCCACTTGAAAAATGGCGCGTTGATACGATCATTGATCTTGAACCGGGCTTACGTGACAAGATTAATGCGGTCATTGCACGTTGGCCCGATCCCAAACGGACCATCGCGAAGAACAAGCTTGCCAGCGTCACAGAATTTTACCGTATTGACCCGCTCTTCGACGAACTGGGGTCCGAGGCGGAGATTGGTAAGTCACCAGATGATATTGATGCAATGTGGGCAGATGGTGCCGCGCTCCCGCCTGCATTAGAGCATTTCCCTATCTGAATGAATCGGAGGGCTTTGCAAATCAGCTTGTTTCTGATTCAAACTGTCTGCCGATGGAGGTCGGCAGATATGTCAAAGGCCCTTTCTGTTGATCTTCGTACCCGTGTTCTTGCTGCCGTGTCGGCTGGTGCATCGCATCGAGAGGCTGCAGAGCGGTTTGGCGTTGGTGTAGCGAGCGTCAGCCGTTGGCGCACCTTGCAAATTAAAAAAGGGAATGTTCGTCCCGGTCCCCTCGGAGGAGACCGCAATTCCCGCAAGACGGAAGCTCACGCTGATCTGATTATGGCTTGGCTCGGCGAGCATCGCGACGGCACCTTGTTCGAGTTGCGTGATGCTCTGTCTGCGCAAGGTGTCGTCATCAGCAAGTCGGCGTTACACCGTTTCCTTGTCCGGCACGACCAGACGCGCAAAAAAAGACTGGCCATGCGGTAGAGCAAAGCCGTCCGGATCTTTTGGAAATGCGTCAGTCCTGGTTTGACAAGCAACTCGATCTCGATCCTGCACGGCTTGTTTTTATCGACGAGACATGGACCGCAACCAATATGGCCCGCACGCACGGACGCTGTCTCAAGGGCGAGCGGCTGCGAATGGGCTTCCCACACGGCCATCGCAAGACAACGACGCTTGTTGCGGGACTACGAAACACAGGGATGGTCGCACCCCTTGTCATTGACGGACCGATCAATGGTGAATGGTTCGAGGCTTATGTCGGTCAGGTTCTCGTTCCGACATTGAAGCCCGGCGATGTTGTCATTCTCGACAATCTTTCCAGTCACAAACGGTTGGCGGCACGTGAGATAATCGAAGCCGTGGGCGCGAGGCTGATGTTCTTGCCGCCATACAGCCCGGACTTCAATCCCATAGAAAAGGCGTTCTCCAAGTTGAAAGCCCTCCTGCGAAAAGCCGCAGAGCGAACCGTCAGCGACCTTTGGGACAGGATTGGAAAAATCGTTGAACTCATTGACCCGCAGGAAGCGCAAAACTACTTCGCATCATGCGGATACGATCCACTATGATAGGGAAACGCTCTAATTTAGGTTTTCTCGCAACTCGTGCACCATACAGTGCACGAGTCCAATCACGAGCAGGCGATAGAACCAGTAGGGCATTTAAGCCACCGCACCTGAGCGTCAGAGTGTTAGCCGCGAGTTGGTTTGATTATAATTGACAATCCAAATGACCGTGGGTAAGCCCCCATAAATTGGGGCAATTACTTTAAATGCGGGGCGGCACAAATTGTCATTAAACAACAAATCCAACTATGCAAATATAACGTTCAATGACAAAAACCAGATAAAGCGTTGGCTGCAACGTAAGCGGTTAACTGAATCATTGCGGTTGATCGGCCCGAAGTTTCAACCGGGCTGCATCGTTGACTATGGGGCTGGTAACGGTGAGTTAATCAAAACGCTCGCCAGATTATACCCAAATACAGAAATCATCTGTTTTGAGCCAACAAAAAACCTGATGGAAGAGGCGAAAAAAAACCTCAACGGCATACCTAATGTTATATTCACTGAAACAGTTGAAACCATAAGCCCATCAAGCGTTGATTTACTTTTTTGTTTGGAGGTTTTCGAGCACCTTCCATCCAAAGAGACGAAAGATGCATTCAATGTATTCAAGCGCATCTTGTCTAACCGAGGTAAAATCATCATCGGCTTGCCCATAGAAGTAGGCATTCCATCTCTCTATAAGGGGCTGTTTCGCATGTTTAGACGGTTTGGTGCATATGACGCTACAATCGGCAACATATTGCGTTCCTTCGCGTACCTGCCACCCAAGGAACGCCCTTGTAGCGAGATCGCGCCCGGTTTTGCTTATTATTTTGACCATATGGGGTTTGATTACAGGGCTTTTAAATCAGAATTGCGCAAACATTTTTTAATTGAACGAATAAAGGGCGGGCCGTTCCCCGCATTTGGCGCGTTACTCAATCCTGAAATTAATTTCCTCGCCAGTCCACGAAATTAACACCCACTCACATGCCGGTCGGTTGCAATACCACAAATTTCAGGTCTTTGCCGGACAGCAGGAAGCCACTATAGTGCGGCTTGGCGCATGACGTGCCTCTTTCGAGAGGTGAATTATGCCCGCAATCAAGCTCACTGCTTTTACCGGCGAACAGCCGCGGCTCATATCGCGGCTTTTGCCAGCGACCGCAGCACAGTTTTCGGTCAATACGCGCCTTGATGACGGCGGCCTGACGCCTTTCAATACCGCCGTGCAAGAAGCGTCCATCGCCTCGGCAGATGCGAAAACGATTTACCGTTTCCAAAACGAATGGCTTTGGTGGCCCAGTATTGTGCACGCCGCGCCCGGCCCGGTCGCAGAAGAACGGCTCTACTATACCGGCGACGGAAAGCCGAAGATGCGTGTCAATGGAACGGTCTACGATCTGGCGGTCGCTCGACCTTCTGCGGCACTTGCTACGGCTTTGAATGGGGCCGGCAGCGGCGACACACAAACTCGCATCTACACCTACACTTATGTCACCGAGCTTGGCGAGGAATCCGAACCTGCGCCAGCGTCGGCGAACTTGGATTGGAAGCCCGGCCAGACGGTGACACTTTCGGGCTTCCAAGCGCCGCCTGCTGGCCGCGCAATTACGAAACAGCGCATCTATAGGTCTCAAACCGGCTCGAAGGGGACATACTTCTATTTCATCGCCGAGCGGGCCGTGTCGAACGCTGATTTTGTCGACAACATTGCGGTTGATGCGTTCCAAGAAATGCTGCCTTCCGTCGCCTGGAATGCGCCGCCAGATACGCTCCACGGACTGATAGCTATGCCCAACGGCATGATGGCCGCTTTCGACGGCAAGAAGCTCTATTTCTGTGAGCCGTTCCGCCCGCACGCATGGCCGGAAAAATACGTATTGACCACAGACGCCGATATTGTCGGGCTTGGCGCCATCGGCACATCACTGGTGATTGCCACTAAGGCAAACCCATATCTCGCAACCGGATCGTCACCGGATACAATGCAGATGGTGAAGCTTGAGGCCAATTTGCCGTGCATCAATGCGCGCGGCATTGTCGATCTTGGCTTTGCAATTGCCTATCCCTCGAATGAGGGGCTTGCAGCGGTGGCCGCGAACGGGGAAGCAAAGCTGGTCACAGGCAATATCATGGGCGTGAAGGAATGGCGCGCCCTGTCGCCCGAAACCATCATCGGTGGGCAGTTATCCGGTCGCTACATCGCCTTCTACGATACAGAAGACGTGGACCGCACGCAGCTTACGGGCGCAGTTTTCTTCGATCTTGGCAGCACTCCCTATCTCATCCGCACCAACACAGCGGTTTCGTCCGCCACGTACGAGATCGAGACTGGCGCAGTTTATTTCCTCGCGAAAGGCGAACGGGACATTTACCGGCTGGATTCCCCGCAGGGAGACCGTGAGTCCTACTATTGGAAATCTAAGGATTTCCATATGCCAGGAGAAACGAGCTTTGCCGCAATCCAGATTGACACGATCGATTATGTGTCACCGCTGGAATACAAAAATTACGAAACGCAGCGCGCGCAGATCCTCGCGAAGAATGCTGAATTGATCGCCTCAAAGGTCAGCCTGGGCGGGCTGAACAGCGCGCCTGTCAATCACGTAGCGTTTGCTGGCGACAATCTTCTACGCCTCCCTACGCCCCCAGGAAACGTCCGCGTGGGCGTGTACGCCAATGGCCGGTTGATTGCCACCATCACCAGAACGGGGATGCCTGTCAGGCTGCCGGCAATCGCTGGAACGACATGGGAAATCGATGTGAGCGCGAACGTGAGCGTTTCGCAAATTGTCATGGCATCAACGATGGACGAATTGAAGCGGATTGCAATGTCATGAGTGTTTTCGATCAGCTACAAACCGAAACGCTGGAGGTGCTTGCAGGCAAGCGCAATACCGGCGAGCGGCACAAAGCCGCCGTGCGTCTATCTGATCTTGAGGCACTGACGGATTATTCCCTCCGATTGAAATCTTCCATCGTATCGGCAGCACCGACCGCCGCACAGCATAATGCGCTCGTGGAAGACGTGCAGCGCCTTCACCAGATATTGCAATCGCTATCACAGGCGTTGAAAGACCGGCTGGGCCGCGCATGAGAACTGCTATTTTACGGTTGATGCTCACCGGGAAGCTTGGCGCGGTAAAACTTGGCCCCGAAGATCGTATCACCATTGAATTTGCCAACCGCCTGCGCGCGTGGACGATTGAGCAGCGGTTACGCGCTGTCTGGACACATATCCCCAACGAAGTGGGCGGCGGGACAAAAAACGCTAAAATACGGTACGCGATTGCGAAATCACTTGGCATGATCCCCGGCGCATCTGATTTCGTGTTCCTGTGGGGTTCGGGTGCCGCAGCAATCGAAATGAAAGCTCCAGATGGCCGACAATCGGCAAACCAGTCAGATTTCCAGACTTGGTGCGAAGCCGAAAACGTGCCGTATCGTATCGCCAAATCAGCAGATGAAGCCGAACAAATCCTGCGCCAACTTGGTGTACTGTCATGAGCTACGAGTATGATTACGAACAGCGCAGGATCTACAAGGAATGGGCCGCGCACCAGATCGGGATCGACCAATTCCGATCCGACGCCACGACGATAGCCGTTCTCAAGGAAAAACAGATCATAGGGGTGACAGTTTTTGACACATTTTCGCCTGGTGAATGCCAGGTGCATGTTGCATCAGACGGTTCCCGGCGCTGGCTCACCCGTGATTACCTGCGCATGGTATTTGCCTATCCCTTTGTCCAGCTTCAATTCCGGCGCGTCACATCGCTTGTGCCAGAAACCAACACAGCATCCGCCAGATTCTGCGCTCATACCGGCTTTCGTGAAGAAGGACGCTTGCGCGAAGCAGGACTTCATGGTGAAGATTTGATCGTATTCGGTATGCTGCGGCGGGAATGCAGGTGGCTGACTTCCAGTCTCATAAATTTATGAGGTTCATCATGGGTGCAATGTCGTGGGATGATGGGGTGAGTAGCACGCCAACGACACCAGGGTTCATTATCTTCCTAATTTTTGCGGCCGTTTTTTTCTGGTTATTATCTGACACTCGAAGTGGCGAAGCTATTGGGAATCGCCTGCTTGAATTTTTTGCACATGCGATAACCGGCATATATGTCAGTATGGCAATGTTTCTGGTGACGGTGCTGTTCGAGGTTCCCAAAAACTATATGCTTTGGTGCGCGATCGTCGCGTTCGCTTGTGGCACGATTTGGTCTTACCGACACCGACCAATGATCTAGAATTTCGCCGCGGGAACAGATATAAATTCCCATCCGAGCGCATGATGTGCCGCCAACAAATTTCTTTGAGGCTCGCGTCATGGGTAAAAGCTCGCAATCTGCGCCAGATCCAGATCCGAATATCGGCAAGGCCGCGCTCAAGCAGGCAGAGACCGGCGAGGAATGGCTGGCGTTCGCCAAAGATGCATTTGCTATCTCGCAGGAGCGCCAGAAGGAGCTGGACGCGCTGACCAAGCGCGTTACCGAGCAACAGCTTGGTATTGCTGACCAACAGGCAGCGTGGGCGAAATCAGACCGCGAGCGATATGAAAATGTCTTCAAGCCCATTGAGGACGATTTCATCAAAGAGGCAACGAATTACGCAACCGAGGACCGTCAGTCAGAGGCGGCAGCGGAAGCGTCCGCCGATGTGCGTTCGGCGCAGGCCTCCGCCGAAGAACAGAGTCTGCGCCAAGCCGCATCCATGGGCATCAACCCCACTTCCGGGCGATATGCTGGCATCGATCGCGCAACCGACATGGCCTATGCGCTTGCGGATGCGGGCGGGCGCAACAATGCGCGCCAGATGGTCCGCGACAAGGGCCTCGCGTTCAAAGCTGATGTGACCAACCTTGGCCGAGGCCTGCCAGCACAATCGGCGCAGGCGCAGGCCCTTGGCCTCGGCGCAAGTTCTGGTGCTGTCGGCCTTAACCAGCAGGCCAATGCGCAGAGCAACGCGGCATCGAGCATCGTCAATTCCGGCTATGCTGGTGCAATGCAGGGCTATGCCGGCATGGGATCGACGCTCAATCAGCAATACGCAACACAGGTCAATGCGTGGAAGGCCGAACAGCAGGCCGATGATGGGTTGTGGGGCGGTATCGGCAAGGCAATCGGCACAATTGCCGGGATTATACCATCCGATGAGAACGTGAAAGAGAACAAGAAGCCTATCGAGGATGGCAAGGCTCTGGAAGCGGTAGAGCAGATGCCCGTCGAAGAATGGGATTACATGCCAGGCATCGGCGACGGCGGACGGCATATCGGCACCTATGCGCAGGACTTCAAGGAAGCGACCGGCAAGGGTGATGGCAAGACGATTCCTGTCATAGATGCGATCGGCGTCACGATGAAGGCGGTGCAGGACTTGAGCAAGAAGGTCAAGGAAATCGCCGGCGAAATCGGCCTTGGGCCATCGAAAAACAAGGCCGCAGCAAAACAGGATCGTAAACCATCGCGCGGCATGGAACTTGGATTGGGAGTTGCGGCATGAGCTTCGGTGCAGGACTAGCTGGGTTCGTTGATGGCCTCGAAGCCGGGATGCGGATGCGCGATCGATGGGACGAGCGCAAGGAGAAGCAAGCCTATAAGGCCAAACAGGACCAGCTCAACGCCGAAACCAAGCAAGCGTTCGCGGATGCGCAGGCCGCAGGCGCTGTCGAGGGAAACGATTTTCAATCGTTCTGGCTGAACTATCAGCTTCCCAAACAGGAGGCGCTTTTGATGGAGAAGGGCGACTATGCCCAGGCCAAGGCGCTTGGCGAGTGGGGCAGGTCAGAAGATGCAATCAAAGGCGGGAAACTATTCGCGTCAGCACTCGTAAAATGGCAGTCTGGCGACCACGACGGTGCATTCCAGGATGTGTATGCCGCCTCCAAGCTACAGGGCTATATCTCATCCGATGTAAAATTCGCTGGCGCCGATCCTATCCAGTACAAGGGCAAAACCGTTGGATATCGCGTCAAGGCGACCGGGCCGGATGGCAAGGCCATTACGCGCGATTATCGCCTTGAGGATATTCCGGCCGCCATTGCGCAGATCGGCAATCCGCTCGAAGCATATAAGTCGCAGATCGCTGCCAGGGAATTGGAAACCAAACGGAAAAACGAGATCGAAGATTACGACGCCAAGAAAAAGATCGATCAGAAATATTCCGGGGCCAGCTCACCGGAAAAGCAGTCCGAGCGTTACCAGAAGGCGGCGGAACAACGCGCCAAATCTGATCTGAATTGGGACACGTACAGCGACGAAGAAAAGGACAAGCGCATTCGCAAAGACCTTTCCGCCGCTGATAGTTTCGGTGCGGAAAAAGCTGGTCAGGACAACAAACCCGCCGACAAGGCCCCGGAGTTGCCGAAAAAGATCATCGTGGACACGGAAAGCGGGAACACGGTCGACCTTACGAGCAAAGAGCAGCCGAAAGCCGCAGGACTGGGTGATACACCGGTGCCCGAACAGAAAACCAGACAGCCCGAACCGATTCCATCTACCGGCGAGCAACCCACGCCGGAAATTGGCCTTGGCAGCCCTCAAGCTGTGGCGCGTTCCACTACGATCGGCTATGCCAAGGAAGCATTGAAACGCGGTGGAGATCCGGCGCGTGTTAAGCAACAGCTCATGAACGCGGGCGTTCCACAAGACGAATGGCCGGACGATCTCGGGCTTGGCCAATAATAGCGACTGTGCTATTTGTGACATGTCTCTATTGTTCGTCAAATAACCGGACCCGCATGAGTTCAGCCAACTCGTGCGGGTTTGCGTTTTTGGGCTGGACTTGAAATATTTGGTGGTTGCAGCTATCTTTCAGGAGTGGCTGACAGAGCGGTAACTCTGCCAGCCGGGCACTTAGCTAAAGAATGTCACCCGCACGTAGGCGCGCCAGCCCGTGCGGGTTTTCTTTATCGTAAGTGTGATACTCACAGGTATAAAACCCATTCGTTTCACTCCTGTTCGGCAGCGAGGCTCACGCTGCAATTACCGGGGAAGCCCATCTCCCCCGGCGCGCTGGCTGGCTCAACGCTCTCTGCTTTCGCTGCTAAACTAGGTATTCCGCCTTCGCATATCTACGGTTTCCGGTCATTTAACAAGCGTTGCCGTTGAAATTTTGCTGTTCATGCCGTTCCCCTCTCGCGTGCGCGCGCGAGGTTAGATATAGTCGCGTCGATCAGCGCATGACGTGCTCCTATCGCAAGGATACGTCATGGCTATTATTCTCGACGACAACACCGATATCGATTCCTTCTTCGGCGGCAATTCGGGTGCAAACTCACCGGCGGCGAAAAATCGAGAGCCGTCCGAGAAGCAGCGCGAGCAGGAATTGCCTTCGCTCGATCAGAAGGCCCCGCGCCAGCAGACCGATTCCCCAACATCACTTGAAATGCCTGGCATCCAGCGCCCGCAGCCCGCGCAGGATAATTCCGCCTCAACCAGTGTACAGCAAGAACAGCCCGCAAAAGATCAATCCGCGCCGGTGCCGGGCATGTCGGCCCGCGATTGGAACGACACGATCAACACCATGATTGCAGAGGCAGGCGGTGACGGGCCGGTCGGTATGCTGGCCGTTGCCAACGTCATTCGCAATCGTGCCGAGCGTCGGGGCAAGAGCATAGGCGATATCGTGCGCGCGCCGAGCCAGTTTGAAGGCTATTATGCGCCTGGCGAAAAGGCCGTGCAGGCCCAGCAGAACCCGCAGGTTCGCGCGGAGGCCGAGAAGATACTGCGCGGCGTACTGGCCGGAGAACTGAAAGACCCGACGCAAGGTGCCGACCATTTCCACGCAGGCGGTGTTAATCCAGACTGGGCAAGCAAAATGCCCGCTACCGCCCGTATCGGTGGCCATATCTTCTATAATTCGCAACCAGACCGCGACGTTGCGCAGGCTGAACAGGGCACTTATGAACCCGGAATCGAGCCGCGCAAGTTTGGCTATTCCATGGATGATGCCCCCGACCGGGAAAGCGGGACCGGGAGCCTGTCATTCGTTCATCCAGAGCAGAAGAAAATCAATCCGGCGTTTGCAGCAATCCTCACCGATGTTTCCGGGGATATCGGGCGCGGGCTTGTCATCAATTCCGGCCACAGATCGTCCGATCACCCTGTCGAGAAGGCAAAGGGGAACGGTGGCGGCAAGCATACTCATGGCACCGCAGTCGATATCAGCATGAAGGGCATGAGCAAACAGCAACGATTCGAGCTTGTTCAGTCGCTGAAAGCTCGTGGTGTTCGCCGCTTCATCACCTATACGAACTCACCGGACATGCTTCATGTCGATTTGAAGGAAATGCCAAACTCGAAAGATGGCTTCTGGTACATGCACGACAAGTCGGCCCGCAACTTCGGCAATGCGCCGGACTGGATGCAGGCCGCAGCGCGCACGCGCATCCGGCATGAGCCATTGCCGGACAGCAAGCCCATTGAGCTAGACGAAAACTTTGAGGCCAGTGATCCCGGCAATTTCTACCAAGGCAAGAATCCGTTTCAGGCAGAGATTGATGAGGCTCGCGCTTCGCGCAAAGAGCAGGATGCGCAGGACGAGCCGCCGGCAGCCGCGCCCGGCGCTGACATCGATATGCGTCTGGAGGAATTGAATAAGGAAAAACCGGGCCGTTATGCGGCCATGACGGAAGACGAATATACGGCGTGGAGGCAGGATTTTGACGCCAACCAGCCCGGCCAGTTTATGAAGGGTTTCAAGGGCGCGCTTGTTGACCAGAACCCTACGCTGTTGGGCAATAGCCTCAAGGCGATCGGCGTTTTGTTCGGCAATGAAACCCTTGGCGAATTGGGCGACTCTGTGCGCGAATGGGGTAAATCCGGCTCGGAGAAGCGTGCGGCGCGCGTACCCAGTTTTTCCAATATCCGCACCGATTCCTTTTCCAACTTCATCAGCGATGCCACTGATTATGCAGCTTTCAGCCTCGGCAACGGCCTTGGTTCGATGGCTCCATCAGTTGGCGCGGGTGTCGCCGGTGCGGCGGTGTCTGGCGGCAACCCTGTTGTCGGCTTCCTTACTGGCGCTGCTGGCCCGTCATATGTGCAAAACCTTGGCGATATCTACGGCGAGCTACTCGATAACGAAAATATTCAGGCGCGCGTCAAAAAAGGCGATCTGACCGACAAGCAATTGGCCGGTTGGGCTGCTACGGGCGCTGTGCCGATGGCCGCCCTCGATATGGTCAGCTTCGGCAACCTGTTCAATATCGCCACCAAGGATGCGATCAAGCAGTCCATTGGCAAACGCATCATCAAGGGGATTGCCGAAGGCTCGTTGACGGAAGGCTCAACCGAGGCGATGCAGCAAGTCATTTCGGAGGGGGTGCAGGAGGCGCTTGGAGCGGATAAATCTCGCTCCGAGCAGGCAATTTCAATCATCGATAATTTCATCGGTGGCGCCCTCACCGGCGGTGCGGCCGGCGGCGTCGGCGGTGCAAATCCTGTGCGATCAAAGGAGAGCCAGGCCGAACCTGCATCTGCGCCTACATCAGGACCGCAGGCCAGCACCAGCACCGAAACTGCCCCAAGCCCTGTCACCGGGATGCCGGAATCCGAACCCCAGGCACCGCAGCGCAAAGGGCCTCTTGCCAAAGCGCTTGAGTCCGGTGCTGCCCGCACCAATCTCGAATATGTCGTGGATGATCGGGACGTAGATGGTAGCGGTGCTGGCCCGCTGCACGGACAGACCGTCATGATGGCGGCCAATCAGGACAGAACCCCATCTGGTATGCATCGCGTTATCGACCGGAATGGTGTTGAGCACATCATCGGGGATAGCTTGCTTGTTTCGCTGGAACAGGCGCAGGAATCCGGGTTGCGCCCGGCAGATGTGAAAACTGCATCGAGTATCACCTCGTCGAAAGCCGCGCCCACTATCGGCTCAACCGTTGAGATCAGTATGCCCGGCGGCACAAAGATGACCGCCAGGATTGACAGTTTTTCCGATGGTGAAGTTGTCGTTTCCGACGATGCTGGCGAAGTATATCAGGTTCCGCTCAATTCTATTCAGGCACCGGCGGAACCCGGCGCCGAAGGTTTGCCCGTGCTCGACATGGAAGCGCAGAGCGATATTCCTGCGCAGAAACCGCGTGCAACGGAAACGGTTATTACGCAAGGCGCGGCGCCGGACACACGGCAGAAGCCGATTGTGAGCGCAGACAACTCGCCGAAGATCGGTCAGAGCGTCATTGTTGACGCACCTGGGCTTAAACGTGTCATCGGCAAGGTCGAGCAGTACGTATCCGATGACGGGGAGTCAGAGGCCATCGTCCGCGAGCCGGGCGGTATGACGATCCAAGTCCCGATCAAGCACCTTTACGTCGATGCCATGTCCGATAAGGAAGTGCAGGCGGAAGAACACAAGATCAACCCGCCAGTCACGCGCGACGATATTGACCCGAACGAACCTGATATTCGTAAATTCGGCGACAAAGCCGTCCGCTTGCCCGACGAACTATCCACAAACATCTATGACCTCGGCGCTGATCGAGCCATAGCAAAGCGTTTGCTTGGCGCTTCCGAACTGGACAAGGACCGGGCTGCACCGCCAGCACAGCGGGCACTTGCCGACAAACTTGGCATTACGTTTGAAGACGCTGGCAGGCTCGCGGATGATTATCGCTATCGCGTAGAAAAAGCAGGACGGCAGGCGCGGTCAAAACTTCCCGTAAAAATGCATGGCATAAACCCGGCCATGCTGGAACGGATGCGCAAGCACGCCGAAGCACAGCGCAAGCCCGCAGCGGAAGAAACCGAGGCAGCGTCGCAAGTCCATGCTATTGAGCCTGATGCGCCTGCTGCTGCAATTGATGAAGCCGCGCTCCAGGCAGCAACACACCCCGACAATGATCTGCCAGAGCCGACACCGGCGCAAAAAGATGCCGGCAATTATGCGAAAGGTCATGTCCGCCTGGGCGGCATGGACTTGTCGATCGAGAACCCGGCTGGATCGCAGCGCAAGGGCGTGGACGCAAATGGCAAGGCTTGGTCTACGACCATGCAAAGCCATTATGGCTACATCAAAGGGACGATTGGCCGCGACAAGGACCATATTGATGTCTTCGTAAAGCCTGGCACGGCGGAATTGGCCGACGACGCAAAAGTGTTCGTCGTTGACCAGAAGAACCCCGACAATGGCCGATTTGACGAACACAAGGTCATGATCGGTTTCGGCAGCCAGCAAGAAGCGGAAGCCGCCTATCTCGCAAACTATACGCCAGGCTGGAAAGGCATGGGCGACGTGAGCGAAACCACGCTGGCCGATTTCAGGAAGTGGGCGAAGAACGGCGACACCAAAAAGGCTTTTGCGCCGAAATGGTTCGGCAACCGGACGCGCGCGGAAGGTTATATTCGCAAGCACGGCTTGGAGAACTCGCACGTCATCGCCGAGAATGGCAAACGCTTTGAGATACGTCTGGTTGACAGATCGGCGACGAATTCGGGTTCGGTTGCGGAACAGCCTGCACAACCGGAGAACGCTAAATCTGCAAAATCGACGAATAATATTCAAGAAAAATTCCCCGATGGCATCGAGCGCGCTTCCGAACAGGCCCAAGTTGCAACGCCAGCCAATACTGCACCGAAGATATTGGGTAAAAAGAATACCGAGAAGCTTGATGCACTGATCGACAACGGCGAGGTCGCGACCGCAGCCGACGCAGCGGCGGGCCAGTGGGGCGCGAACAACAAGCTGGTGTCCCGTGACCGTGCCGACGAAATCCGCAAGAAGCTGCGCGACAAGCTGCGCAGCCAAATTGGCTCCGGCATCGATCCAGAAATTCTGGCACTGGGAACCGAACTCGCCGCATTCCACATCGAGGCCGGTGCGCGCCGGTTTGCAGATTTTGCGCGGGCCGTCGCATCCGACATGGAAACCAGCATGGAAAAGCTTCGCCCGTTTCTTCGTGCATGGTATAACGGCGCGCGCGACATGATGGAGGATAGCGGGCTGGATATTGCCGGCACCGACGACGCCAACGCCGTCAAGGCCGCGCTCGCAAAACTGAACGAGGAGCACAATAATGGCGATGGAACCGTTTCTGAACTGGAGACGCGAGGCAGAACTTCACTGGAAACAGTTCCAGCCGAAACGGTACGCAGCATTGAAGAAGGCGGGGACACTGCAACAGGCGCTGCTGGAAGCGGCGGAACAGACGGCGCTGGAAATGAACATGCTGACGGACGTGTCGGGTTACAAGCCGGACGAGGCGTTTCAGATGGTGAGGGAAAAGTATCTGTTCCCACCAGAGGAAGACAGCGGGTACCAAATTCCAGAAATGAACGAGACCTCTTTGACGCAGCAGATGTTGGCAGCCGCGAAAACGGGCAAAAGGACGATGGATCTGTAAGCGAGAAATCGCTTGCCGATAACGTCAATCCTGACAAGCGCGTAACGCCTGCCGATTCCGCAGCTACGCCAGCACATAATCGCGCCGACAACTTCACCATCACCGATGATGATGCGATCGGAGAAGGCGGCGCGAAAACAAAATTCCGCAACAATGTCGCAGCAATCCGGCTTCTACGCCAGCTTGAGCAGGAAGGCCGGCAGGCGAGCCACGCAGAGCAGAAGCTGCTTGCAAAATGGGTCGGCTGGGGCGGCCTGCAACAGGCGTTTGTGCGCCCTGATGGTTCTTTCGCCAAAGGCTGGGAGGCAGAAGCGAATGAATTGAAGGGGCTGCTTTCGCCCGAAGAATACCGCGCGGCTGAATCGTCTACGCGAAACGCACACTATACGTCCCCGGAGATTGTCAAAGCCATCTGGTCAATCGCACAGCGGCTTGGCTTCCGTGGCGGCCGCGTCCTTGAACCATCCGTTGGTTCCGGTAATTTCCTTGGCCTCGCACCAGGCGCCATGAAAGGCCGCGCCCAGTTTACCGGCGCAGAACTGGACACCATCACAGGCGGCATTGCCAAGCAACTCTATCCGGCAGCGAACATCAAGGCCCCGCTCGGTTTTCAGGATTTGCAGATACCGGACAGCTATTTTGACCTGGCCATCGGTAATCCGCCATTCGGCAGCGAGCGCCTCTATGATCCCAAGCGCAAGGATGCAGCGCGCTTCTCGATCCATAACTATTTCTTTGCAAAATCAGTGGAAACGCTGAAACCCGGCGGCGTGCTGGCCATGGTCATCACGAACTCTTTCCTTGATGCGGCGAGTACGGCAGCACGTGCATATATTGCAGACCGTGCGCGGCTCGTCGGCGCGATCCGTCTTCCGAACAATGCTTTCCTCGCCAATGCTGGTACCGAAGTTACCACCGATATCGTCATTCTACAGAAATATGCCGACGATACGCCAGCGGCAGAAAAAGACCGCTCGTGGGTGAACATAGGCTCGATCCGCGACAAGGAAGGCCGGGAAACACCGCTTAACGATTATTTTGCACAGCACCCCGAAATGATGCTTGGCGATTTCGGACGCTATGGGACAATGTACGGGCCGGAACAGCCCGCGCTTGTATCGCGCCCAGGCGATGACCTTCCCGCACTCCTGAAAAAAACCATTGACGGACTCCCCGCTGATATTCTGCCATCGCGCATCACCGAGGAAATCACCGATAACGCGGTGCAGCGCGAACTCGACCCTGTAGCCATTCCTGTTGGATCGTTCATGATTGGGCCGGACGGCAGTATAGAAACGCGCGTACCGGATTTTCTGAATGAAACCCGCACGCGCGTCCGCAACGATATTGCGGGCAAGGAAAAGGAACGCATTACCGGGATGGTGAAGCTACGCGACACCTTCACCAAGCTGCGTCGTGCACAGATCGATGAACATACGAGCGATAGTGATATCGAGGGCCTGCGCACCGAACTGAACCGCGAATACGATGCGTTCGTAAAAGATTTTGGCCCTCTGAACTCCGACACCAACCGGCGCGCGTTTCAGGATGACCCAACCTGGCCGCAGGTTTCTGCATTGGAAACCGGCTTCGACAAAGGCCTGTCGAAGACTATGGCAGCCAAAACGGGGGAGAAAGCCCGTCCTGCCAGCGCCCAAAAAGCTCCTATCTTTACCCGCCGCACGCAGCAACCGTATCGCCGGCCAGATAGCGCCGCTACGGCAAAAGATGCGCTGGCGATTGTTCTTGGTGATGTTGGCTACGTTGATATGCCTCGCATCGTATCTCTATACGGCAAGCCAGAAGCGGATACCGTCAAGGAGTTGGGCGAGCGCATCTATCTGACGCCGGACGGCTCATATGAAACGGCAGACCTGTATCTCTCTGGAAACGTCAAGCAGAAGCTTGCTCGTGCAGAAGAAGCGGCAAGAGAAAACCCGGCATTCAGCCGCAATGTGCAGGCGCTTCGCGATGTTATTCCAGCCGATATTGAGCCCGTCGATATAGACGTGAAGGCAGGCGCCCCCTGGGTGCCGGCAAAGCATGTCGCCGATTTCATCAACGATATACTGGAAATCAGCGATGCGAAGGCCACCTACGCGCCCAGCACCGCTCGTTGGGAAATTATGGCACGTCATGCTTCCGATATCGCCAGCGTGAAATGGGGCACGCCTGACGTTTCGGCGAAGCAAGTCATGGAAGCGGCGCTCAATGCTCGCACCATTACAGTGAGCCATAAAACCCGCGACGGTAAGAGCATCATTGATGAAGGTGCAACCGAAGCAGCCAACCAGAAGGTTGAAGCACTCAAGAACGAGTGGAAGCGATGGATTTGGGACGATGATGCGCGCCGCGAGGAACTGGCACGCCTCTACAACGATATCTATAATACCCATGTCGATACTGTTTATGACGGCTCACACCTGACACTGCCGGGCAAGGTCAGCGATGACATTATCGAGCTTCGCCCTCATCAAAAGTCCTTCGTTTGGCGCGTTCTTCAATCCCCCACGACGCTGGCCGATCACACCGTAGGCGCGGGAAAGACATTTGCAGCAATTGCTGCCGTGATGGAACTGCGCCGCACCGGACAAGCGAAAAAGCCAATGCTTGTCGTACCAAACCACCTCGTGCAGCAATGGGCGGCAGATTTCATCAAGCTCTATCCCGCTGCAAATATCCTTGCCGCCACGAAGAAAGACTTTGAGTCTGCAAACCGTAAGCGATTTTTCGCCCGCGTGGCCGCAGGTGATTACGATGCGGTTATTGTCGCACATTCATCGTTCGGCCTCATTGGCGTCGATCCGGTCTATGAAGCCGAATTCATCCGTATGCAGGTCGATGATATTCAAGAATCTATCCGCTCATTGGAAGAAGCGGATGGGAAAAGCTCGCGCAGCGTCAAGCAGATGGCCAAGCAGCGGGATGCTCTCAAAGAACGCATGCAAAAGCTTCTTGATGTGGGCGGCAAGGACGTCGGCATGACATTCGAGGAAATGGGGGTTGATGCGCTTTTCGTTGACGAAGCGCACGAATTTAAAAACCTCGGTTTTGCTACGTCACTCACGCGCGTTGCTGGACTGGGGAACAAGACTGGATCGAAAAAGGCCGCTGACCTTTTCATGAAAATCCAGAGTGTCTTGAAGCGTACTGGTGGACGTAACGTATCGTTCCTGACAGGCACGCCCATATCGAACACGATGGCCGAGCTTTACACCATGCAGCGATACCTCGCCTATGACGCGCTCAAGGCGCAGGGCGTGCAGCATTTCGATGCCTGGGCGCGTGTATTCGGTGAAATCATCACTGAATATGAATTGTCGGCAGCCGGAAAATACAAGCTTACCACACGGTTCTCGCGCTTCACCAACATGCCAGAACTGGTCACGCAATATCGCGCCTTCGCTGACACGATCACGAATGACGATATCAAGCGCCAGTTGGCAGAGCAGGGGAAAACCTTGCCGTTGCCGCGCGTGAAGGGCGGGAAGCCCGCCAATAACATTGTTCAGCCATCCGAGTACCAGCTTGATTATATCGGCCAGCCCACGGTCGATGAAAATGGCGACGAGCACTATCCCGAAGGTTCAATCGTCTGGCGCTCCGAAAATATGCCCAAAAAAGCAGAAAAGGGCGCTGACAATATGCTCAAGATCACGTCTGACGCCCGCAAGGCAGCGTTGGATATGCGGCTCATCGATCCGAGATATCCTGATGTGCCGGGCACGAAGGTCAATTTCGCCGCCGACAAAATTAACGGCATTTATCGCAAGTGGGATCAGCAGAAGGGGGCGCAGCTCGTCTTTATCGATTTTTCCACGCCCAAAAAAGCCGTAGCGAAGGCGAGGGCGGAACTGATCGAACTGCAAGCCAAGGCAGACGCTGGCGACGAAGCCGCCCAGGCGAAGCTTGATAATATCAGCCCGGACGAAATCGCCGCACTGGAATCCGCGTTCTCCGTCTACGACGATTTGAAAGTGAAGCTCGTCAGGAACGGCATTCCAGAGCGAGAAATTGCGTTCATCCACGATGCCAATACCGATCTGCAAAAGCAGGAACTCTTTGGTAAGGTCCGGTCCGGCCAAATCCGCGTCCTGATCGGATCAACACCGAAAATGGGCGCCGGTACCAATGTGCAGAACCGGCTCGTTGCGCTTCATCATCTTGATGCGCCGTGGCGGCCGAGCGATCTGGAACAGCGCGAAGGACGCATTATCAGGCAAGGCAACGAGCTTTACGCCGCAGACCCTGATGGCTTCGAGGTTGAAATCCATCGCTATGGGACAGAACGCACGCTTGATGCCAAGCAATGGCAGACCATTGAGCAGAAAGCGCGTTTCATCGGCCAGTTCAGGGCAGGGAACATCAAGGATCGTGTCGTTGAAGATATCGGCGGCGAGGCGGCGAACGCGGCAGAAATGAAAGCCGCAGCATCCGGCAATCCCATGATCCTCGAAGAAATGGAACTGCGCCGCAAAATCAAGCGACTTGAAAATGACAAGCGCGAACACGACAGATCGCAGCATTCGACAAGCCGCCAGATCGCCAGCATGGAGCGCCAGAAAGAGGAAATAGAAGCGCGAGCAGGGGCCGTTAAGGCCGACGCTGACTCCGCGGCAAAGTTTATGAGCGGCGATTTCTCCGCGACGATCAACGGAAAGGCCATGGAAAAGCCTACCGATATCGGCGCAGAAATTCTTGATATTGCACGCGACATGGTGAAAAGCGGCGCGAAAAGCAGGGCCATGGGTTCTGTGGGACCGTTCAAGCTGGCGCTCCAGCATAATCTTGCCGAGTCTTTCACGATCACGGTGAAAGGTGCACAGGAATACGGGATTGATCTCGACAACGTGCTCAATCTGACACCTGTGGGCACAGCGATGCGCGTCATGAACCTGATCCGCAATCTTCCCGATCGCCCGGCATTGGAAGCCGAACGACTTTCAAACATCGATAAAACCCTGCCACGCCTGCGCGAGCAATTGCGCACCTGGGATAAGGTGGCGGAACTGGAGGAGGCGCGCCAGCAGCACGCCAACGTCATGTCGATATTGCGCCCGGTGAAAAAACCGGCGCCCACAGTCAATATCGAGAAAACCGATGCCCAGGCCAAGGCGTCTGTTGCCGATAAGGAGCCAGTCGCACGTCTCACAGGCAAGGAAATTTTCCCGAACTTCCGTGGCGGCGAGGATATGCGCGCCCTGCGTCATGCCGCACAAAAGTGGTATAATGATAATCTTGTTGAAGCTCACGCAACGGCGGTCATGTCCGATGGCACTATTGTCAACTTTAACCGTGATGGCTTGAAAGAGAGCACATACGGTAGCAAGGGTGATGTACTTCTCCGCTCTGTCCCATCTATCAAGGCCATTATTGAAAAAGGAACTGTAGTTTTACGTGAGCCTGGTAATCGGCAAGGCGTGACAGAACGGATTGTCATCACCGCACCGATCGAGTTTGCCGGGGAAACGAAACATCTCGCCGTGTCCGTTCATCGCAGGAATGATGGCAGTTGGCATTATGCCTTCAATACGGATAGGAACGCCGGGAGTCCGGGGGTCGGTGTACCCGGAGAGCCTGCAGCAAAGCTGTCGAGGAACCCTGAGTTGGAAGCCACTCCCGGCGTCGATGCTGACAATCCGGGGATTGGTGCCCGGTTGGCCGGTAGCGAAAACGCTACAGACAGCAATGAAAGCATTGCCAGCACCCTGAATATATTCGAGTGGCCGGGCGAAATCAATGTTGGGGCAAACGCTGCGACACTGCGCGCCGCCATTGCACAGGGCCCATTCGGCGCGGCGGCCGCTCACCTGATCGACGCCGGCATGATCGAATTCCAGCATCTGGCCGATAAGGACGTGCAGGCTTGGACCAAACCTGACGGGAAAATCATCCTGAATGCTGCCGGACTTCGGCCAGAAGACGCCAATGCGGTGCTTCTGCACGAGGCGTTTCACGCCGGCACGAAACGGCTGATTGGCTCGCGTGCTTGGGAAAGCCTGCTCGACGAACTGGGCCAGATACAGCGCCGGTTCGAGCGATCAAGCGGCAAGGCTCGCGAATTCTATGACCGGGCGCGGGCGCGCGTATCGAACGCGCAGCGGCGCAGCGGCGAGCAAATGGATGCAGCTTTATCGGCTGAGGAATTCGGCGCCTATGCCATCGAGGAATACGAAAACGCTCCGCGCACAGTCCGCTTGTGGGTAGATAAAGCCATCGGTGCGCTCAAGGCGTGGGCTTTGCGCCGTTTTGGCAAGCAGATCGGACGTGTAACTCCGGCGCAGCTTCGGGCGCTCGCGGTTGCCGCGCTGCATGATACTGTGTCCGGCGAAATGCTGGATGGCCGCGTCCGCTTTGCAATCGGTGACAAATCCATTGAAGCTGCGTCGATGCTACGACAGGCATCAACCTTTGATGAGGCTCGTATTGCCGCGAAGGCGTTTCAGAGCAAAATTCTTCACAATGCAGATAGCGATATAACGGCGGCGGTCGGACGGAACAATCTCGATAAAATGCTCAACCGCAAAGCCGTTTCAAAATCGGAAAGCCCGGCTGCTCATTCGCTAGCCGTTGCCAATCTGGATCACCTTTTTGAAAAGGCTGTTCATGGATGGAGCAAACCAGACGATGAGGGCGATCCCAACATTGTTGCCATTCATCGTTTTTTTGCCCCCATGGTACGTGATGGCAAAGCGTTCTTGACAAAGATGACGGTGAAACAAACCGCGCAACGCAACCGCGCAAATTCGCTATATACAGTGGAAGCGGTCGAACTAAATGAAAAATCCCCTGCGGCTCAGTGGGTCGGCGAGATAGCCAAAGCTGACGGCCTTGACCCTAGAACGATCCGCTCCGCAGGGGACACCAAAAATATACGTCTTGCAGCCAAAAATAGCAACATCTCTGCCGTTTTCGACCTCGCCCGGCAGATTGAAGCGCATAATAGCCAGCGCGAAACAGTCCGGTTTTCGCTTGCCGACGACAGCTTTTCAACGGTCCGCCGCATCGATGTGCGGGACGCAGCAGCAGCCGTGCGCGGGCGTCTGACTGACTGGACGCCGAAAGCGCTGGCCCTTGTTCCGCTGAATTACTTCACAGAACTTGCGCAGAAAGGCCAGGAGGCAATCGGCACATACCTGACTGTAAAACGCCAGCTTGATGCCTATCGTGGCAATCGGCACGAGGAAGCCGACAAAATTGTACAGCAATGGCGCAAGTATAATCGGCTCGGCAAGGACAAAGCCGCAGCCATTGCCGATGTGATGCACCAGTCAACGATTGCACAATATGATCCGTCAATTGATAACGCACCGGGCGATCGGGCCAGGAATGCGGTATTGCAGAAGGCTTACGATGCGCTACCAGATGCCGGCAAGAAGCTCTATCAGTCCGTCCGCGATAGCTATGCTGCACAGGCGCAGGAACTGGACGGCATCATCCTCGATAATCTGAAAAAGGTCTTCCAGATCGCGCAGACGAAGGCCGAACGGGAGTATCGCAAGGAGATTGAGCGCATTTCACGCCAGCAGATGGACCCTGCGGCGCGCAAGCAGGCACAACAGGACGCAGCAGAGGCTTATGAGGCCACCGCCACCAAGGCGAAATGGTCAATGAAAGCCCGCTTGACGAAAATGCGCCTGGCACTCGAAACAAGCCGCATGGAAGGTCCATACTTCCCGTTGGCGCGTTTCGGCGACTATTTCGTCACCGTCAAGGATATCACCGGTGAAGTGCTGCATTTTTCGATGCACGAGCGCAGTGCCGAACGCGATAAGGTCGCCGCGGACATGCGAAAGCAGTTTCCCAATGGGGAGGTTATCGTTGGCATCAGATCAAACAGCAATGAGCTGCAACGCGCTATGGACCCCCGTGTTATCGCTGATATTCAGGCGATCATAGGACAGTCGAACATCGACAGCGATATTGGCGCCCAGATCCTCGACCAGATTTGGCAGCGATATTTGCAGACCATGCCTGATATGTCGGTGCGCAAGCGTCAGATTCACCGCAAAGCAATAGCAGGGTTCAATACTGATGCATTGCGAACCTATGCATCACACATGTTTCACTCGGCCCACCAGATGGGGCGGTTGAAATATGGTGTGGAACTCAACGATCTTGTGGCTCGCGCAACCGAAGAAGCGAAAGATGCCAAAGATCCAACCAAAGCCGGGATGCTGGCGAATGAACTGGCACTTCGGCACAAATGGGTGATGAACCCTACCGGCTCACAGCTTGCTCAAAAGGCAACAAGCGCAGCCTTCCTGTGGTTCCTCGCCGGCTCACCTGCCGCCGCTGCCGTCAACCTTGCTCAAACGCCGATGATGGGTATTCCAATCATTGGTGCGAGGTTTGGCACAGCAAAAACGACCAATGCACTTTTGCGCGCATCTGCCGATCTGTTTCGCGGCAAGGGCAGCGTCAACCACGCAGGCCTGACCGCCGATGAAAAGGCGGCGCTGGAGCAATTTTACGAAACCGGGCTGATTGATCGCACACAGTCTCACGACCTTGCAGGCATAGGCGAAACCGGCGTTCAGCATTCGCCGTATAAATGGCGTGTGATGACGTATCTTTCATATTTCTTCCACAAATCGGAAGTCATCAACCGTGAAGTGACCGCACTTGCTGCATACCGCCTCGCCAGGAATAGCGGCATGCGGTCAGAACGCGCGATAGAGGCCGCTCATGACCTCACTTGGAAAGTCCACTTTGATTATTCCAACAGCAGTCGCGCCCGTGTGCTCCAAAGCGATTTTGCCAAGGTTGCTCTCGTGTTCCGCTCATACCAGATGAACATGATTTACCGTATCGTTCGCGACGCACAGCAGGCGTTCAAGGGCGAAAGCAAAGAGGTTCGCCGCGAAGCCGTCTACCAGCTCACTGGCGCTCTTGGCATGATGGCTCTCACATCTGGCGTGACCGGCATATTCGGCTTCAATGCTGCAATGATCGCCTTGGGAATGCTGTTCGGCGATGACGATGACCCGTTTGAATTTGAAACGAAGGTCAAGAAAACCATCGTTGATATTTTCGGTAAGGATCTCGGTGGCATGATCTTGAATGGCCCGGTAGGACACCTGACCGGCATTGATCTTACGAACCGTATTGGCATGGCGGATATCTGGTTCCGCTCCCCGAACCGCGATCTGGATGGCCAGCAGGAATACCAATACTGGATTATGAGCCAGCTTGGCGCAGCCGTCAGCATGGGTTCTCAATTCTGGCAGGGAGCAAGCCAGCTTGCCAAGGGTGAATATTGGCGGGCAACAGAAACGGTCCTGCCAAAATTCGTCCGCGATCCCATGAAAGCATTCCGCTATTACAATGAGGGCGTGCGCAGTGCGCGCGGTGATGACGTGATTAATGTCGATCAGATCGATGGATTTGATGCGGCACGGCAGTTTATAGGGTTTACGCCGGCAAAGGTTACGGAAGCGTGGGAACGCAATTCTACGCTCAAGAACGCAGAAAAGCGCCTCAACGACCGCCGCCGGCAATTGATGAACGAATTTGCGATTGCCGTGGAACAGCGCGACCCGGACGCGCGGCGTGCAGTGCTCAAACGCATCCAGGAATTCAATGCATCACCCTATAATCGAGTGATCCAGATTAACGGCGAATCTCTACAGCGGTCCTTGCGCACGCGCCGCCGCAATGCGCAGCTTCGTGAAGATGGTGCTCTCATTACAAACCGAGAACTGGGCATACAGTTAAGGCGCGGCCTGCCAGAGCGCATCAATTAGGGATATACCACAAGCGGTAGTTATTTTTCGCTTTTACGCGGTGATGATTGCCGATATATAGTGTCTTGCGATTGCGCATGACGTGCAGCCTTTTCCACCAGTTTGGGCGAGCACCTTATGTCTGCGCAATCCACCTCCCCCGCTTTTCAAGCATGTCATGCCGTCACCGCCCGTTGGGAAGGTACCTGGTCAGATCATCCCGCCGATCCTGGCGGGAAAACGATGTACGGCATTACGGAAAAGGTCTGGCTGGCATGGAATAAGGCCAAGGGCATCGCCAAGCCGAAACCCGTGCGCCAGATCACACGGGCCGAAGCCGAAGAAATCTACTATCATGACTATTGGCTGGCGGCGCGCTGCAATACGCTCGCACCAGGCGTTGATATGTTCACATATGATTCCTCGGTCAATTCCGGTGTTTCGCGCGCCAGAAAATGGTTGCTGGCTTCAATTGGTGGCTCCGATATCGAAACCATCAAGAAGATGAGCGCGGCCCGCACATCTTTCCTGCGCGCGCTTGCCAGTTTTGCGGTGTTTGGCAAGGGGTGGGCCAATCGCATAACGGACGTAGAGGCCCAGTCGATCAAACGGAACTTGGCGGAATCAAATGTTCCCGCGGCGACTATCGTGGAAGCCCTCAAGGGCGAGGCCACCAAAGCGGCCACAAAGGCGGCATCGGCTACACGCAATGCAAAAGCTACCGTTGGTGGGACCGGGGCAGGGGGAGGGGCCGCCGTTGTAACTGCGAACCAAGCCGATGTGATAGCGAATTGGGTACTTGGAGGCCTTCTTGTCGCTGGAACTTTTGTTCTGGCATATTTCATTGTGCGGTCGATCATCGAGAAGTCGCGGGCCAAGTCCTATCAGGAGCAAACCGCATGAGCACCGCTATCGTCGACGCGCTCAAGCAATCAGCCATCCGCACGGGATCGAATATTGTAAAGGATATCATCTCTGCGCAACTCGGCCCCACAATTGGCGGCTTGGCCGGCTCTGTCATCGATGGCGTGGCCGGGCAGCTTGGCGTCGCGCCAGATGAAATACCATCCTGCCCTCCCGGCGATATCGATCAGGCCGTTACGACAACCAACAACGACCCGGAAATATTGGCGCTCTACGTAGAAGCGCACCGTATCACCGCAGATCTGTTCAAAGCTGAAATGGCAAAAGGTGGTGAGGCCTGGTGGACGTGGGCTTGGCGGCCGTTCTGGATGTGGTTGCTTGCATTCTTCTGGTTCTGGAACGGAATACTGGTTCCAACCCTAAATGGCGTTCTGGCGTCCAATGTCATCCAGATGCCATGGGAACCGCTTGGCGCCATTACCGCGACCTACACCGCTATGTATCTCGGTGGGCATACCTTCAAGAATTTCGCACAACAGAAATGGGGCGGGCGATGATAGACTGGAGCGAATGGGCGCAGCGTGTGCCGCTGGCAAAATGGTCGATCATCCTGATTTTCTCGATATTGGGCGCGATCATGCAACGAGATATGACATGGCCGGGCCGCGCGCTCGCATTCGTTATCGGAATCATGGCGGCTGTCGTTTTTGCAGAGCCTGTTTGCTCCCTGCTCAACCTTGACCAGTCCTATTCTACTGCAATAGCCGCCGTTCTCGCCATGACAGGGAGAAACTGGGCCGCTTACGTGGTGCGCGCGAGCCATAATCCGACGCGAGCAATTGCCGAGTTGCTTGACATTTGGCGCAAGCGATAACAGTACAATCCTTGTTTCGTCAATGATATCAATAACTTAGTTCCATAAGATAGATTACCTGATCGAAAGTCCGTGATATGAGAACCCTTCTGGCTATGTTTTTCGCTGGCGTTTTCTTCCTGACCGCCGCCGTTTTGATCTGTTTCCTGGGCCAAGAAGTTGCATGGTATTTCGTGATTGCATCGCTGATCGCAGGCGGGTTCAGCCAATTCGCATTTCAGGACATGGCCCGGCGTTCACAAATCGCCAGTCTTATCGCGGCATACGTTGCCATGTTCTTGCTTATCGGTGGTTTGGTCGCTGCTATGCTCGGTTTGTGACAAGCATTTTGGCCGGATGGATTTTTCTTCCTTCCGGTTCATCTTCTAAAGCCAATTCTGGAGGTGTAATGTCGGGCGAATCCGTATTGGGATCAGCCTGTTCGTCGTCGCTGTGCCGTTGCGATCTTTAATCCCGTGATTTTTCCTAAAAAGTCGAACTGTATATTATGTATGGACTCTAAGGCTGGTGTTTTTTTGACACCGGAAAAGCTCTTGGAAATGGAACTCTTGAGCCATTTTTTCCATTCGACACTGACAATATGATATCTGTTGGGAAGTTTCAGTGTGCGCTGCATGTCGGGTTGTTCGATCAGGATCAAGCCTAATTCCTGCGCCCGCCTATACGCATTGCGAACTATCGTTGTGCATACCCCTGCCCTGTCTCCAATTTCTTTCGCAGAGCATTCGCAGCGCCCGTGCTGGCGCCAATCTTCGGCAATGATGAAAAGTGCTGCCAATTCGCCATCTGTGAACTGGTCGCGAATGCTTTTTGGGAAAATTGATGACCGCGCAAACTGCCGCGCCCTCGCCTTCCGCTTGGGATCACGTTTGCCGCGGGCCGCTCTGATCCTTCCCCCCCGGTCAGGAAAAGAACGTGGGGTAACTCCCCTCCCCTGTCGGAAATTATCGCGGCGAAGAACATCTTGCCGCTTCTGCCAGGCACGATTCAGTAGATCCAGATATTCTGGTTCGTTGTCGATACCGGTGCCGCTAGACACAAGATGTGAGAGTCCTTCAATCACATGCGAAATGTCGTCGGAGGAGCGCGATTCCGCCAAGCGTTGCCGCGCGCGTTCAAACGCGGATTGTATCGAAAAATCGTAATTTCCTATCGGCACAGGAGTATTCCTTCCCAAAAGGGCATAAAAATCCCGTGGCGCGAAAGCGCGATTTAGCTTGCAAATTGCGTGCTATGAGAATAGTGTCAGCAATGACTTTTGGAGCGCCCGATATTTCGGTACGCCTACCAACACCAAACTCAACCGGCCTTCGTGCCGGTTTTTTTATGCCTGCATGATCGTCTCCACCAGTTAGAGAACGCTTCGTTACATCGTCATTCAGACTCTGACGAACCACTCCGACAGATATCTACTATGGACGATAATTTTTAGCGAGAAAGAAGTAAAGTGCGCCCGAAATTCACAGATAGAGGCCGATTCCCGCGCTGAACCCCGTAAACGTGTCGACGAAAAGCGATACATAATCGCAGTAGACAGGGGCAGAAGGCCAAACGCTCCCATTCGTCGGATCGACGTTCAACTTGACACTGATTCGCGGAAGTGTATTCTCCAATCGCTACATTGAGAGAATTGGGCTTCCAGCAGAAATGTTTGGGGGCCTTTTTCTTTCTCGATTAATCTCCCGTTTTTCCTGATCCAGATTGACGGAAAGTCTCGTAAAGACCTTCCAGATTGTTTGATATCCACTCGCCAAAAGCCCGGCCGTTCGGGCTGGAAAATTCCATGGAGAGTGTTTTTCCCTTCGCTTTTGCGGTCACGCGCGCAGAACGATCTGTTGGCGTCCACTGCCTGGAAGCTGCGGTTTTTGCAGGCTTGCGTTCCGGCCTGGCGACTGATGCAAGCAACAAGGATAATTTTTGATCGCTGTCAGCTTCACGAAATTCGGCGCTTTCGATGAATGCAAATGCGGCCGCACGGTGCGTATCATCACGCAGGAGCTTGGCGAGCTTATACCAAGGCTCGCGACCATTGTTCTTTGCCGCGCCGATCGCGCGTATGATTTCCTTCGGAATATCATTTGCCGTCGAAAGCAATTTGGATAAGAGGGTCTTGTCAATCGCGAGCGCCGCCATCACCACATCTCTGCCGTGGCCTTTTTCCATAAGGGCAGATGCGAACATGGCTCGCTCAATAAAGGACAGATTTGAACGTGCGCTGTTCTCCTGCCCCTGTGCGATGACATGATCCCGCTCGGACAGATCCTTGACGACCGCTCTTACTGGGCGGGAAAGAGCCTTGGCGGCCCGCAGCCGCCGGTGGCCGAATACGACCATAAATCGTCCGGCCTTGTTTGGATGCGGACGTACCAGAATAGGGCTGTCCTGCCCCCTCTCCCTGATAGCATCAATGAGTTCGGACAAGGCCGGCGCGTCATCTTCAAGCCGATCCTCGATGAACGATACATCGATAAGATCGGTATCAAGGTCGATGACGGTGGCCCCTTCCAGCAAGCGGGCCTGAATCTGTTTTGCCGTTTCCGCCTGTTCAGCAAGCTCATCTATTGATTTGGTTATGGCCCCGAATGCACCACGACCGCGATTGCGTTCCATAGCGGGCGAAAGCCCGGAGTTGTCAGATGGCAACTTTCGCTCTGTAGCCCCCTCCCCGCTTGTGCTGGACGGTGAGTTGCCTGCTGCCAACTTTCGTTCGGTAAGTGATGAGAGAAGGTTTTTTCGTGACATTTATCGCCCCCACGCTCGATGAATGAGGCTGATGATTTCGTCGTTGACACGATGCAGGGCTTCCATGGCCCGATCATAGGTCGTACGAGTGAATTGCGAGCGGTCAATCTCGTAGAGCGTCTGCTTGGTTATTCCAGCGTCAGATATAGCCGTGCTCTTGAGCATTTCGTTGACCAGAACGTGCTGCTTGAAGATCGAGCGCATGAACGCGACCATCTGGCTTTGTGGGCCGTCAGTGGGTTCATACCGGGTGACGAGGTAACGTAGCCAATCCAGCCGCATATTGGCCCCTGCCCGCTTCAATGTCCCCATGACTTCGCCAAGCATGAGTAAGAACTGGCACATGGACATAACGTCGAGCATTTGCGGGTGCACAGTAATAAGCACGGCGGTTGAGGATGAAAGCGCGGTGAGCGTGAGGTAGCCAAGCTGCGGCGGGCAATCGATGATTACCACATCATATTGGTTGGCCACATCGTTGAGTGCGTCATCGAGCCGACCAAAGAACATGCGCCCGATGGCGCCGTCTTTTTGCGCCAGGACAAGCGGTGTGTCGTACTCAAATTCCTGCAATTCCAGATTGGCCGGAACAATATCGAGGCCAGGAAAATTCGTCGGCCTTACCAGTGTTGAAAGAGACTTTCGGTCCTCATCATACCGAAGCGCCTCATAAAGAGATTCGTTGCGGTCAATTTCCGGCTGGAAGCCGTGAAGCGCCGAAAGCGATGCCTGCGGGTCCAGATCGATTGCCAGCACCCGATGACCAGTCAGTGCCAAGTGTT